TGCCAACCTGTCCGGTGCCGACCTGACTCCTATTCGTGACGATATTTGGGCCGTGCTTTCTTCTGCACCTCGTGAAGTTCCTGCACTTATTGAAGCGCTGAAAACTGGTCGCATTGATGGATCAACTTATGCTGGCGAATGCTCATGCTTGGTTGGCACAATTGCCAAAGCGCGTGGCATTAATTACACAGACTTGGATAATCTTAATCCAAATTCATCGCGGCCAGCAGAACGGTTTTTCATGGGCATTGCTCGCGGCGACACGCCAGAAACTAACCAATTTAGCAAATTGGCTCTTGAATGGTCTGAGCAATGGCTTGTTAATATGCGCTCTGCTTTTGTGGGGAATGAGAAATGAAAACACCAGAACACTACCGGCCTTTTGATCTTGCTTCGGCAAAAGCAGGTGCTCCTGTCGGTTGCATCAACGAACGAAATACCGTCGAAATCCTCAAATATAGCGAACGTGCTATTTTCGGCACGATTCGTTATGGCGATGAATCCGAAGTTGTAACGACTTGGAAGCTTGATGGCTCCAACGATCCATGCTTGCAAGCTGATCTTGTTATGCTTCCCTTGGGTATGTGTGAGGGTAAGCCGGTGTTTGTAGGCGATATGCTGCATCATGAAGTGATGGGAAGTTTTTTCGTTCCGGTTGGTACAGTTTATTTCGCAGACTGCAAATGGCCGCGCAAAAAGTTGGAATATCCCGAAACGAAGATGAATTGGAGCGACCTAAGCGATGCATATTATCCTCGCCCCAATGGTAGGGATGGCAACACATGGAATAGCGATGCTTGCAGAAAAGTAGCTAACGCCGCCATCAAACGAGCAATCATTGATGGCGATGTAGTGCCATCTGAAATGCTGGATAAAGTTGCAAATAAAGTAAGTGAAGCAACCTATAATGCGATTTATAGCGTTTCGCATCGCATTGCATATTGCGATCTGAATTTGGATATTGAATCAATCATAAACCGCATAAAATCTGATTATAAATAAAGGGGAAGTCATGAAGTATAAATATCACAAAGACCATACTGAACCGCAAAACGGTGAAGTATTCGTGTTTGGCTCTAACTTGGCTGCGCGTCATGGCGGCGGCGCTGCTAAACTGGCAGAACATAAATATGGTGCATCGCGCTCGATTAATGAGGGCATGTCGGGCAATTCGTATGCGATTCCGACTAAGGATGAATCAATCGAAACTCTGCCGCTGCAAATCATTGATTTGTACGTTGACACGTTCCTGAATTATGCAGAGGAACATCCTGAAATGCAATTCTTCATGACTCGCATTGGCTGCGTGCTGGCTGGCTATGCCGATTCGCAAATTGCACCAATGTTTCGCGGTGCGCCGGATAATATCAACTTCCCGGAAGAGTGGAACGAATATTTGGAGTGACCTAGTGGAAACTAAAAAAGCTCTATTCTGCGGGACGTATTATGACGTTCCGACATGGACGAATTATCTGGCGCGTGATAAAGACGGAGATATCTTTGCTTATTCAATGCGCCCGAAATATGATCCTATCGAAGGCTGGTGGATGCCTAATGATCGTGATTGCTACGTAGAAACGATTTTTCAACAAGTAACTGAACCCATTTGTGTCAAGGTGAAATAATGAACATTCAGCAAATCCAAGAAGACCGCAAGAACGGTGTAATGGTCGGTCGTGTGACTTATGCAAAGCTCATTGAAGCCGCATATGAAATGCAACAGGCGCTAGAACATATCCGAAACTATTCAGTAGACATGGATATTGTTACTGTGGCGGATGAAGCTTTGAAGATGGTTCAGAAACGATAAAAGAGGGGGCGCAGTGCCCTCTTTTTAAATTCTCAGTACACCATTCCTCTTAAATTCTCGCAACGCCTCTTCTGAAGCACGGATAATTGCCGCGTTACTCGCCCGCCTTAGAAATCCAATCGTAACTTTCAGGCCTTCGCGCAACGTTTGCAATTCATCGCCAGTCACGCCGAATTTGCTAAGTCGCTCAGAACGGTCAGAGATGGCCCCGCAAGCGACGATCATATTTCTCGCTATCTCACGTACCGGATCATCATTTTGCGCGATCCTGCGAGCCATATCAGCGCTTGCAATGATGTTTGCTACATGATCCTCGCAGAAGAAATCCGTTCCTAGCGCCAAACTGGCAGCATAGCCCGGCAATTCCATTCCAGCGGAATTTCTCATGCCGAGAGGATTCGGGATTTGTCGTGGCTTATATTTCTTATTTCGCTGTTTCTTTGGTTTGTTCATTCAAGTTCAATAGTTCTTGCAAATTCACCAAAATATTCAATGGCAGCTACATTATATGCTTTCTGAGCGTCGTTTTCAGTTTCATAATATCCAAGGTGTTTTCTTTTTCTATCAACAGTTATATACGCTTGCCATGGCGCAGATAAATGTGAGCGCTTTTTCATATAATGCACACCTTTTGTTGAATATCCATTACGCAATCCCATATTTCTTTGATTTTCTTTTCCTAAACATATTCTCAGATTGCTACGTCTATTATCTAGCCTATCTCCATTTATATGATCTACTTGCTGCCTTTTATTAGCTCCGACTATCATTCTATGCATATAAAATGAATCAGTTTTCTTTGTCATTACATTCCATATACTGGTTTTAGCATACCTATCATCCCCATCTAACGTATTAATCTGCCACTTGAATTTACTCAACCATTCATAATCTTCATCATCGACAATCGCAAACTTACCTTTTGTTAGTTCAATGTGTTTCATTTTGTTTGTCGTTGTAAATATTCCAATCTGCTCGACGCTTAGCCATCAAGGCTTTGTACTTCTCATAAGCACTGCTCTTTGTAGGGGAAAAGCCTAACCCTTTGCACCAATAATCGTTTTTAAGGAACGTCTTGACGATCTTCCGCCAGCTAGGAACCTTGCCATTCGACTCTAAACGAGCCTCTACAAAGTCAGGAATCCCGTCAGCATATCCGCGCTTACTCCACCATTTCAAATATACCGCTAGCTTATCTTTGTAGTGATCCGCAGTTTTAGGCGGCATAGTCTTTAGCAAGTGATTGGCGAAGCTTTGGTATGTATGACCTTCCGGTAGCGCGATTTGATGATTACCAAGCACAGCACCTTTTTCAGTGCTATAGAGAGCGCCTGTATTGGCCCCGGCCACACGCAAGCATACCTTTGCCCACATAGCAGGCTCGACTACTTGATAAAGCCACAGGCCCTTGCGGGCCTCGTCGCCGAACGGCTCACAAATACGCATTTGACTAATTTTCATGCCAGCTTGATACATGCGATCATAAAGCTTATTATATGGCTTTTTCTCTTTCGCGTTGTACGTCCAAATATCCTCTGTTCTCCAATCATAAATAGGATAGACGTTCCATGTATCCGGCCCGACATTAGTTGTCCATTGCTTACCTTCTAGTTTTTCCTTTTTACCGCTAGCAATAGTGCGGAAACGATTCAAGCTTTCATCTGCGCGAATACCGACAAAACAAGCGCATTTCTTCCCATCCGCATACCAGTCAGCAAACGCCGGGACAAATTCCTCAAATGGCATTGCTTCGTAATAGAATGGGAAAAACGACATATCGGTAATGCTCATTGGTTCCGGCTGGCGAACCCATAAGCCTTGCTTCTGCCTATCCCATGCTGTCCATTCCGGCTCGATTTGGCTACATGCATTCCATGTTTTCATTGGCAATGCAACCCAATATGGCTCGATCCATTCTGAGTAAAGATTAAACATGTCACGCATGTAATCAATTGTCAGAAGCATCTGAGCTTCCCAATCAATTGTAAAACAGCCAACTTTTCTGTTGCGTTTTTTGGCCTCATCCATAACAAGATGAAGCATCACCCCGGAATCCTTGCCAGCAGAGAAGCTAATATAAATCTTCTCGAAATTATCGAACGTCCATTCAATACGCTGTCGCGCAGCGGTTAATACGTCGATTCCAAGGCCATGTTTTGGCATTTGCTTTTCTCCATTTTTAATTTTGCTACGTAATTCTCACGCCACCTAGCAATAGACCTATCAGCGGCAGCATTCGCCAAATCTTGCTGATCTTCTGTTAGCATTCTCCATGCTAGGCGCGTTAAATCTTCCGGTGCATTGTGATTTATGGCGCAACCAGCATGTCCTAGCCAAGCTTGATGATTCATTGTAGAAGCTGTTAGCGCTGCCTCGCATGAATTAGGCCATTCATCTACAGCGCGATTCATTGCTGCCTCAAACGCCCTGCAATCGAGCATAAGCGCCGCAGATTTATCTATGTAGGCTTGCCGATCTTCTGGCGGAACATATTTCCAAAGATTGCTATCAAACTCCTCACAATCCTTGTAGTGATGGAATACTCGCTTAAGCTTCATCTTCCGTAATCAATTCTTGCTCATCTTCACCAGTAAAGCTTTCAGCTTCCCACGCCTCAGAAAAATCACGATCCGCAAATACGCTTGCAAGCCCGGTAATCTGTGCGAGGCGCAAGACCTCATCGGGGTCCATACCAAGTTCTTTTGCAATCTTCTCGTCATTCCAAAAGCGGCGCTTTAACTCTACAACGATATCCGACATTGCTTCTACTTTGTGCTTGCCGCGAGCGCGGTTGTGGCGGATTGTTGCTGCCATACGGTCATTGCGGCCCTCTTGACTAGCTCGAATCTGCACGATAGGCAAATAGCCATGCACACGGCTTTGGATATCTTCACACTCCTTACCTACGCGATGCCGGTGGAATCCATCAACGACTTCTCGCGTATTGTCCTCTTGCTGCATAGTTACAATTGGCTGCGTGTAACCATCCGAAGCAATAGAATGGCGCAACAATTCCATCTCGGGAGGCGCAACTTGATTTGGATTCCAATCGTTCTGATGTACTTCTTTATTCTTAACCCAAATCACGCAATCCACTGGCTCAGTTGAAAACGGGCTAATTGCATGCATCGCCAATTTCAACGAATTAATCAACTCCACCTTTTCATCAACTGTTTTGCATTCTGAAATGGCTTTTACTACTTCTTGAATAATATTCATTTCCTCACCCCATCAATCAAACCCTCAAGCCGCGCCAATCGAACCCTTGCTTCTTGAATCGACTTTGGCAAATCACCATCAATTTCGATTTGATTCAAGCCTCGATTACCATCATCCAAATCAATGCAGCATCGTTCAGCGTAGAAAATCAATGCCGAAAGCGCAGCATGTGCTTTTTCAAGTTCTAGGATTTGCTCTGGTTTCATGGTTAGCATGTAATCTTAATTGGCGGGTCAGCAGGCCACCGATTGGCAATTTTCTTTTGCTCGCTATACTTCTCAATTGCCTGTTTAATCATGTCGGCACTTGGCGACAAAACGGCTGGAGTCTTAACTATGGGTTCCTTAATATCCTCAACACTAGGTGCCTTCTTCTCAAATACCGTAGCAAGATGCGCTTTAATGCACTTCCATTGATCTACCGTAGGAGAGTCCGTATAGCTTAATTCCATGTAGCCCCATAGCCACAGGCAAAAGTCCCTTTCACTCATAATCATTTCCTTGTAATTGTACCAAGCCATGCGCCAATGCAGAACGGAATAATTACATAAATCAAAAAGTCTACAGAAGTCATTTATTAAACTCCAATTCTACAGCCTTATCAATCGCAGCGTGAATATCTTCGGCAAGCCAGCCATCGCCTTCTACCACATACTCTTTATTGTTCGGCCCCATTAAATACACAACTCCAGAGCCTTTAGTGCAATGAATCACTAAATTATAATCATTCGGCAATTCTTCAAATGCTCGCTCAAATGCTTTATAAAGCACAGAATCAAGTGCGGCATTACTCATTGCAATTTCGTCGTCGCTCATTATTTATCCCATTCGGCAAATTTAAAGGTTTCGTAGTCGAGAATATCAGCCCAACATTTTTTCAAGTCGTCGTGCATTCGATTGATAACGTCAGAAATCTCGTCCAAATCTTTGCTATAGAAAACCATATCAGATGCTCGCTCAACACATGCGCATATTTCGCCATTGCTGTTGTAATACGTTTCGCGTAACTCAATCCAATCTTCGTTTTCGCCAGTGATTTTCCAAAGGCGGTAGTTCCAGTGACTCATAGCCAATCCACCTTATCTTCTTGTTTCTCGGAAGCCTCTTTCATACCAAGCTTAACCAGCAAATCATCTGCACATGCTGGCATTTCTTCTGCCGTAACCTCTGTTGTTACTTCCATCCCATCAAATAGTTTTAGAGCCGCATCAATAGAAAATGGCTGAGTTTCATCAAGACGAACCTTTTCGCCATATTGCCCGCCAATAGCCGTAGCCAAATCATCCCATGTTTCAAGTCGAACTTCATGGCAGCAAAGAGTGATACGAAGCAAATCGCTTTTGCTCATACTAAACCCACGCTCGCGGTACTTGATAGTGCGAAGCAATGAGCCGAATGGATAGCGCGTGCCACTATGGAATTTCAAATATCGTTGCGCGGCGTGCTTCATAAAATCTTCATGGAAGATAAATTTCTTTTCATCCAAATCATATGCAGCCATGCAGATAGTAAAATCAAATGCGTCAAAAATATCTTCTGCCGTTTCAAAGAAATCAAAATGCATTAGCTGAATGATTTTCTCATGCGATGCAAAAGTTACAGCCCTATCGGTTGCAGCTAAACACCACATTCCTTCGTCATAAGCCAATTCAATAGCATCAATAAAGAATTGCTTTGATTTGAAGTACATATCAACATCTTTAATGTCGCTGCCGGTAAATGAAGCGGTTAAAGCGCCGCCAGCAATATATGCTCCAGCCGGTTCATAATGGTCAGCGGCATTCATGATTTTTGCTAATTCTTTATCATGCTTGCCAATTACTGGAACGGTCTTAATTGATTTGCCTTCCTCGCGGATATTGCAAAGACTTTCAATCAGTTCATCCATATTCATTTATTCTTCCTCTTTTTCAGTTTCTCTGATCTTAGGATACTTTATATCCCTATATTCGTCGCGCCGGGCCTGAATTTCTATCTCAGTTATTGCAGCGAAATTACAACAGTCGCGATCATATGAAAACGATACATATTTCCAACTTTCTTTATTCAATCTGCAATGACCATAGCCAAGTATCGGCATATCATTTTTATCTAATTCGCTAGTTTTGAATCGGAAGTTTTCGCAGTTGATGCATTTCATTTGGCATCGCCAAGCGGAACCGGTAAATCCATTGCCTGATATGCGAATTTTATTTGAATGGGCAGTAATTCTTTGTCGTTTCGTTCGGCGCGATAAATAAAACGTTTTGCCCATGCCTTATAATCTTCGCCGCTTTTAGTTTTAAATGGATATTTCGCTTCTGCCTCGTATCTCAAAACGTCGCTCATTTCAACCTCAGTTGTTCTTTCATCCCGTCAATCATAGCACGAACTTTATCCTGATTTTCTTTGTTCGGAGCCGCAAGCAATGGATGCTCTGTCACGCCAACCGATAGCAAAAGACCTTCCTGCAAGTCTGGATATGAATCCAAAAGCGAAAGAGCGTGCTTCAACTCCAAACGTTTATGCCTCACAGCCTCGATTAGAGCCTGCTGGCGGCCCGAAACGTCGCAACCTAGGGATGGACTCCACTTTGCCGGCTCGGAGCGCTTACGGGCCTCAGTAACGAGTTTTGCGTATGCTTCCTTGAATGCCATGCGTGCGCTGATTTTGTCGCCGCTTTGAATCAGCGGAGCCGCCACGCCATAAGCCGATGCCATTTCCTGCGTCCAGACAACCGATGATTCCTCATCGTGAGGGATCATTGCCCATGCTTCCTCATCGCCGGGGCGACCATCCATTTTCCGGCAACGCAATGCAATGCCAACAGGAACAGGAGCGAATTCCCCTTGCTCGGCACGATAATCAACAATCGCGCTAGCAACGTATTCAATCGGGAACGATTTAAGTTCGTCCCACCATGCGCGCAGAACAGCCTTATCAGGAACAGACTTGCCATAAGCAAGCATTGTCTGTCTAATCATTTCTGCAAAATTAACCTTATCGCTATCAATCATATTTCCATCTCCACTGTCATGCCATCATCATCTTGGCTATGTTCGTCATTCAAAAATTCCTGAATCAGCCTAGCATTTTTTTCGTCAATTGTCTCGTTACTGCTAGATTTTGCGTTTCCTGCGTCTAGGGCAATGAAGCTGTCAATGTGGTCTGCGTCTCGCAGAATCAAGCCAAGCGAATCATAAACTGTCCCGCTAGTGTTTTTACCCATGTGGTACGGAGACTTTGAGCAACCACGGATTGCAATGCAAAGATCGGCAGGCGAGTAAAGCTTTAGTGCATTTTTTATCACCTTTTCTCGTTTTGCATCCAGTTTTGCTCCGGGGTGTTTCAGGACTCTTCGCCAGTAATCAAAAATAACTTGAACTTCATCCGGTTCATTTTTTTCCGGCGCGATGGCGGGAGCCGTCGCAACATTGTTTTGTTCTTGCTCATGCTCTTGTTTATGTTCTTGTTCCTGCTCTTGGCTTGCAAGGCCCTTGCTAGCTCCTTTGATGGGGTTGATTTCCGATTCGCATACACTTCTGCGGGAGATCATGCAAAATGCAACGGAATATTTATCATAAAATTTCCCCAAAAAAATATTATCTGGAAGGCTATTGTATTCGTTTTGAATTCCCTTAATCCGCTTATCGCCGCCTGCGAGTGCATCACTGATTTGATATGTCGCCATCTCATGAACCCATACCATTTCCGATTCTTCGTCATAAGAACAGAATCCAGCTTCAATGCAAGCATCAAGCGCCTCTATTGACCTGTCATAGCCCAATCCTGTCTCATAGCCTATAGTTTCTTTGGCTAGATAGTACAACCCTAGCATATTCGCATGCGGGCTACTCATGAGATATAGCCCAACTAGTTGAGCATCAACTCCAGCGCGGCGAAGTGTTTTTCCAGTTTTTCCTATCCAAAACTGTGGAGCTATTTTTGAGTAATCACGCATTTATTCGACCATGACTATGAATTTATTTGATTTACGTAGGTTATCTTTGCCTAGAATAATCTCTAGGTTGTTATGAACATGCAATCCGCAAACATTCTTTCCTGCCAGCGGTATTACATGATCCACATGCCAAGTTCCGTCGCCATCGCGGAGATTTAATCTTTTGCATTCCTTGTATATGGCGGCAATAGCTTTTTTATCTGCCCAAACTGGATAGGCATTTCGTCTTAATGCCCTGCGCTTTGCCGCATGTGCGGAGCTAGGAATAGATAGCTCAACGAAGTCTTTCAACCTCACTATCTGTATAAACCTCTTCCCGTCTCGCTCAGCACGACTTATTAGCTTAAAGTGCTCAAGCCAATTCAGACAATTAGCAACATCGAAATCTGGCCTATATGGATAAATCGCATTGCGCAATGCTTCATTGTGTTCAATAACTTCACCAGTTAGACTAGTGAAGCATAGAAGTCCAATAAAGAAAAGCTTATACGCTCCATCGCAATAAGCGAACGCCTCTTCTGTAAAGATATTCGGTCTAATTCTCCTAGACCTGCCAACCAAAACAGGAACGCCATTAACTTCTTTTAATTTTCGCATTCTCTTTTTGCAATTAATTCCTTCGTAGCCTTCCTGTAATACTTCTTCATTTGCTCTATCGCCTCAATACTCAATTTAAGCGGCGGGTGTGGGCCTTCTAGCCAATCGACTACTTGCTGTCCGTAACGCGCAATTAATCCTTTTCTATACTCATGAATGTTCCCACCCATGTGTAGATTGCAATGGAGGCACTGGCCTGCCACGTTGAGAGGTTCATAGGCGAGCTCTGGATACGCTCCCCTACTCTTGTAATGCCCTGCTTGCTCATATCCTTTATCACTACCGCAACTAATGCACGGCAAGCCGTAATCGCGCTCACGAACCCATTTATTGAAGATATCCTGCAATTCCTTCTTATGGTCGGATAACGTCTTAAGCTTCTGCTTGCGCTCTTTATCCTCTTTCCGTTCTTTCTTTAGCCTGATTTGCTCTGCGTATTTCTTTGCGCAATCTGGAGAGCATACTTTAGCTAGAGAATTCATCGGCGGGAATTTCTCTTTACAAATCGCGCAAGTCTTTTTCCTTGGCTGTTTCTTTTCTGGCTTTTCTTCATGCGGAGTAAATGCTGTTTTCCGAATGAGTGTTTTTCTTTTAAGCTCGCTCAAGAATATTCCTCACTTAATGCCATCACGAAACATTTGCACCTCATTTAATGCGTCTTTTATTTCATAAATATAACCACGGTCAAATTCATCGATTTGCATTGCGATAGATTCTTGAAGAATCCTTTTTAAAAACTCTTCCAGCTTATCCAGTTCGTCCATTTTTAACCTTTATTCTTTAAATAAATAGCATCTTTAAGCGCAATCTTCAGACCTTGAATTCTGCCGTCATGAATTCCACTAGCATAACTATTTAGATTTGATGGCGGGTCAAGCTCATACCATTCGATTGACTTTTTAATCAAAGTAATCAATTTTTCAAGATCACTCATGACTAACGCACTCCTTGCAAATCCACATCGAAATCTTACCATTCTTTCCGGCAAGTTTGCGGCCAGTGATTGATTTATATCCTTTGCATTTGTAGCAAACGAATGTATCACCGGGGCCACGGCTTGCGCGCAATAGGCGCTCACGAAGCGAGATAGTTGGGTCGAAGAACTGCTTTTGGTTGCGGAAGCTCATTTCTTGACCTTTTCTGCTGGTTGCAATGTGTTCGCATCAAGTAAGGTAAATTCGCCACCTCGCCAGCCCATTGTGTCGATATAGATGTGATTGCCGATGACTTGAATGCCGGTTTTCGGGGTGTGGCCGACAACAACCGCCCTGACGCCTTGAACTGGATTAGGATATGTATTCCGATCCCACTGTATAAGATCAATGATTGATTCTTTCTTCATTTCTGACATGTTCGTATCGTCAAGATTTGCGATAAGGTCAGACCAACTTGAGAATGGGCATGTAGCATGAACAATGCCGATAAGACCATACTCTGTTTCAAGTTCAATAGCCACAGGAAGCGCGCCCATGATTGCCGACACTTCATATTGAGTTTCCTTGTCAAGAGCAATCATCCATGCACCTCCATTCGACTCATAGACGTATTTATCCATATAACCATTAGGCCAGCGCCATGCCATATCATCGTGATTACCGGCTACAGCATGGAACCAATCCTTTTCAATAAACTTGAGGAATTCGATTGACTCTGGCCCACGGTCAACTAAATCACCAACAGAGAATAGGCGATCACCAGAAACGGCATTGAAGTCAATTTCCTTCAATGATTCAATAAGCTTTGAATATGTGCCGTGAATATCGCCAACGATAATATCTCGTCCTCGCGTGTTTTTTGTGAATCGTTTTACGAGAGTCCTACTCATTCTTTAACCTCAAACATGTCTATTGTTTTAGTATCTGGAAACACAACGTTATCAAGATATTCGCCAATCTCTTTATCGTCAGCATCACCATATGGAATGCATTCAATAGTCCATTCTGGCGGCAGTTGTTTTTCTTCCTTTATTTCGCAATCAACATCTAAAAATGGCTCTTGCTCTCGTCGCACTTCATGCCACGAATCATTAGCTACAGAATAAGCGCTACTCCAATCCTCGGCAGCAACGACAAATTCAATTTCAGCAGTAACTCGCCAAAGCTTCATTTTTCACCCCCAGAACATGCCAATGAGGGCGGCAGTAGAAAACACCATAGAAATAATAATCCCATCCCTTTTATTGCAGTGCGGAGCGCTATAAATTGCAGCCATAATAATCAGAAAATATACATCTTTCATTCCATCACCTCATACGGTTTAAGATTTTCAGCAAGCGATGAACCATAAAGCCCATCTTCCCACATGCAGCAGTAATATGTGCCGGGAGGTTGAACGTTTCCGCCAGAGTCTTTATCGTATGCGTCAATCGTAATGATATTGTCGATATAGCATAGCTTTCCGTTCCGGTCGGTATGTTGCATGAAATACTGACCTTCGCATACGTCGCCGATTTCGATGTAGTTCATGCTGGCACCTTGCCTGTAATTTTCTCGATTAGCCGGTTGTACTCGCGCATAACGATTGCGTCAGGCGGCGCGTCTTTAAGGCGTAGGCAATGCTCTGGCGGCGTAATTTTGCGCTCGACACCTTTATACTTTACGCGCAAATCTGTGGGATAGCCAAAAACAGTTTGGCTAAGCTCTTTGCAATAATAGGAATATGGATCGCCTTGGATCGTTACCTCTTCGCCTACAAGCTCCGGCATAGTATATGCCTTGACGATAACACAAACGTCGCCTTTCTTAAACTTAGCCATTTATTCCTCCAATTCTTCAATTCGTGGTGTTGATTTTTCTTCGTCGGGGAATTCTTTGCGCTTAAGATGCTTTTCCATCACACCCGCGCGAAGGCCGCAAAACAGATTTACAGCGTATCCGTTATAGGGCAGCGTTACTTCCTTGCCTTGGATTCGTTTAACGTCGCCAGCAAGGATAAAATCGTTAATAACGCCCTCCTCGCCGTTATATATTGCTAGATTGCCTTGTAGAGAATGCAGAATCACATGCTCGTCAATATTAAACTTGAACATTTGCGGCTCCGAAGAATAAAGATTCAAACTCATTTCGCTTATGCTCGCCGCGTGACCAATGCTTAATGGTTACCTGTACCGGCTCAAGGTCTTTACTTCCATCCACAATAGGCGGAACGGGGCCAGATGCAATGATGTTATTCATCATTTGCCCAGCGCCAACAACCGTACAGCGATGGATCAAATTCTTGGCAACCATTTTCCGCAAAATTGCTGCTAATTCAGAATTGCTTATTTCATTCTCGAAAACAAGATCGCTTACCAGTACTTGCTTACTATCTTTGCAGCGAGAAAGAATGTAATTGACAATATTATTGCGCCTTACTTGCTCTTCTTTTTTGAAAGCCATGATTAATCCTCTTTAGTCCGACCGAAGCAAACAGCTTCGTAACGGGTCGATTCAAACAAAATGATTGCCAGAATAGTTACGACAAGCTCAGTGTAAAATAGTTGCGCGAACATCGAAAACCAAATCCATAATTCGCCGCAAATGATCCATACAACGGTTTCCAACTTTCGCGGCTCTGGTTGATAAATCCGGTACGGATCGCCCATGATGAAAGACATGAAAACAATGGAGATAGCCCTCAACCACATGATTGCTTGAAAGGCCATCTTGGCATCTGGATCACCGAAAAACATTCGATAGGCAATTAGCAGCGTTGCGCCGTAAAAGGCAAACCAAACTACACCAGCATTGTTCTTATAAAGCATGGCCCTTCTCCTATTTAAGAGTCACCCTCTTTTGTGGCGACTTGTCTAAAAATCTTCGGTCTTGCGATGCGCAGAAACTTTAGGAAGTCACCCGGCGCTCCACTCTTGCGCCACTGAGACACTGCGCTAGTTGTCACTTCCCACAACCTAGCTGTTTCAGCAACGCCGCCTAACAGGTCTATCATTCTATCTACGTCGATCTTGTAACCCACTGCGTTTTTCCTCTAGGACTCGTTAGATTTCACTCTAATATCACAATTTCCTGCTGTCAAGGTGGCTAAGCAAAATAAAGCGTTTCAGCACAACAGTAGCATGATGTAATCTAGTCCTACACGGCAGAAGTGTTGTAAGCTGTAAATAAAGGCGTTTCCTAGTGGTAATTACGCAACACAAAGAAAATATGCGCCAGCGACTTGACTTTATCGCGTTAGGCAACTAAGCTTGATTCATGGACGCTGCATACAGCCAAAACGGAGGATGAAATGAAATCGAAACTGTTTATTGTGTGGGTTCTGGCTTTCTCGGGCTGGATGGCGTGGAACGCTTATCATGCGATTGAACCAGCTAAGAATAAAATTGTCGCAGCATTGAAAGTCAACATTGGAGAGTGACATGAACATGACGCTTCAGGAGATTTACGATAAAGTCGCTAAGCATTTGCTCGCGCAGAACGAACGTTCGATGAGTGATAAGGCCCAAGGATGCGCCTATCGCGGCGAGAATGGAGCAATGTGTGCAATCGGCTGTCTGATTAAAGATGAATATTACAGCGAAGCGATGGAAGGCGGCAATATTCGTTCGGTTTTAGTTCAATCTGCGCTATTTTATTCTGGCATTAATCATCACGCATTTAAAATGCTTTCAGAACTTCAGCGCATTCATGATTTAGGCGATATTCACGAGTGGCGAGACGACATCATAGCTTTAGCCGATGTTTACTCTCTCACTCCAATTGGAGATTAAAATGAAAACCGATCCAGAGCGAGAATCCGAACTTTACGAAGAAGAATTGCGGACTCGCATCAACAAGAAAATTGAAGCTATGCGCGCAGAGATTATCGGCGGGCGCAATGACAAGTTCATGGATACTTGCGAAGAGTTCCTTGACTTCTTGCTCGATAATCCGAAATGGCCGAAATTGGTTATGGCGAACTTCGCTTGCAACCATGCTGTAGTTGGCGTGAAGTTTGAAGAATTGTTCGGCGACTTCCTGTTTAACAAGGCAGAAATCGAAGCAATCCGCGAATTGGATACGCCAGTCGTTCCGCGTAAAGTAACGGCTCAGGATGCGATTAAAGCTGTTCAAAAAGCGCTGCAAAAACACAACGGCTAAGCATAATGATTATCTTGTTTCCGATTACCCGCGAACAGCGTACAATGCATATAATGTTTCTCATGCATCAGGCAATGCCGAAGTACAAAACAAGGAGATTTTGGTTTAATTAATAAGTAGTAAAGCGGTGACTGCACAGAATTTAGGAACTCTGTCACCGCAGCCGCAGGTCGGGAAATAACAGCGGCAGCGCAAGGTAGGTTCCTCCTTCATTATGGTTTGCTTGACATAATGGCCTTTCATGACCTATTGATTGCGCCGTGGAATACGTAAATTCAGACGCAAAATTGCTGCCACAATTTTCGCGCCGACTGGTGGAAAGCCAGTCACCTTAAAGCTTGCTATTGGTCGGGGGAACCCTGTGTTCTAGTCACCACAGTTGGCGATTAATAGCAAGCTCTAAGGTGGTGTTTACCCAATCTGTGTCGGGTAAGAACGCAGAAACTAGATTGAAGCGGCGGCGTGGAATGTAGACACGCGAGGCTAAAGCAGCATGTGCAATGAGTTCAACAAAGTTGCGAATATGGGAGGCATCCCTAGCAACACGCGAACTAGCCGGAAGTACTGCCCCCAGCTAGGATTGACGCCCTAGCCCGCTTCAATGTGGTTATAACCACAGACGTGCATGAATATGGATTGAAAGTAGAAATACTCTCTTGCGGCTCCTTGACTCAGTGGGAGTTATCCAAAATAGATTGAGCAATGCGCGGGCAATATGAGCAAGAAGGCGCTATGAAGTCGGTAGCTGACGGAGCCAACCGTCAACCCATAAATACTAAGGACAGATAATGCAACGAAAAGAAAACGAATCATTTGCAGACTATAAAGTGCGCCGCGCATTTGATAATGAAGCAATCAATCGTCTGAACTATCAGGCAAACAATGGCGGTAAATACGGTACTCGCGCACAGTTGCGTGAAAATCTTCGTCGTGCTGGCAGTGGGAAGATTCGCGGGGCATACGGACAAAACTTGCTCGCTCACTTTGCACGAAAGAATCTTGCTGAAATCGAGAATAAAAAGGCTAATCAATGAGCAAAGAAAAGACAACCAAGCTCAGCATCCCACTTTTTAGCCTGATGGGATGCGTCTTTGTAATCTTGAAACTCGCAGGTGTCACCGATATCGCGCAATGGTCTTGGCTGTGGGTTCTTGCGCCGTTTTGGCTACCTGTTGTATTTGCGATTGGCATTCTTGGGATAATTGTTGTGTTCGTTTTTGTTGCAGAAATGCTCTCGCGCAAATAATTTTTAGTTAGATCTTGCGTTATGCTGGATATCGTGTAATATGAATTCACGGAACTTCAAATAACTAAATAGGGGATTATCATGAACAAGCCAACCAAAGAGCAAGTACGCGAATACATGCAGCAACGTAAGACAGAAACTAATCCGCCAAAATCGCCAGAAGAAATCCGTAGGCAACTCGGCTGGTATTTGAATGGGAGTACGCGATGAGTACATTTCATGAGCGTAAAGCAGAAAGGAAAGCGCACAAAGAGAAAAATGTATTGGGATGGAAACTTGTTAAGTGCGTTGCTTGCAACGGATCGGGGCGTTATGATAGTAATGGCAGTCCAAAATGCAGTTCTTGTGAAGGCACTGGAAAGTGCCGCGTAAGTCCAGAGCAATATGAATTCTATAAAAGACTAGGGGAATGAAAATGAAACTTAAAAACTCACCAGCGCGAAAACTGGCTCGACAAATTGGCGCAGAGCAGAAATTGCCAGCAAAGGTAATTTACGAAGGCTCGCAATTCCGGCAAGAAATCGAACAGGCGCGGAATATCCGGACTAAGAAGCAACGTACTGCACGGGGGTTCTGATGAAACGCTCGGATTGTGAGGTATTGATTAGCGCAATAGAGCGAAGCACGGAATCCCATGATGTTCTGACGCAAAGTCAAGATTATTATTCGGAGCGAGGAAGCTTTAGCACGTCTCGTATCGTGGTAATCAATCCGGGATATCTTATTGGCTATCTTCGTGATGAAATGGAGATTGAGGATGAATAACTTCAAAGCAGCCATTCCAGCGCTAATTATTCTATTTGCATTGTATGCATGCGTTGGGACGCTGGATTACAGGGAACAGGTTAAACAACAGGAAATGAGGAGCGCGAAATGACTGAGAAATATATTAAAGATGGTTGCATTGACGTGCTTTATTCGCCGGGATTTGGAGCTGGTTGGAGTACATGGGGGGAGCCAGAAATGGCTTATGACCGTGACTTGGTTGAGGCTTTTCTTGATGGTGGAATTAAAAAGCTTTCTGATGTTACTAGCAGTAAGTATCCAGATGCATATCAAGGTGGCATTCACGATATCGAACTTTGCTGGATCGAGCAAGGAACTATGTTTTACATTTCGGAATATGATGGCTCAGAAAGCATCAGAACCAATAGAGATAAATATTGGAATGAAGCATAAGGAGACAGAAAATGACATACGAAAGCAGAAAAGCACTTGAGAAGATTGTTAAGATTTGCGAGCAATCGGAAAACTTGAATTTGCGCCAAGTTAAGATTTTTGATATCGCGCTAGAAGGATTGGGCTATGTCTCTGGTCAGCGCGAAGAAAAATTGCTGAAATGGAAAAAGCCGATTTACGACAAGATTCAAGAACGTCGGAATCGAACGATGGAAAAACAACAGCTTAAAGAAGCGGCTTAATGCGATGCGTGCTATTCTACAAATTATCGTCAGTACTTATTATTACTGGCGCAAAGGGATTCCTACGCTAAGCTTGTGCTTTGCTTTGGCTAGGATGGATGTGAGCCTTAAGCGGCTTGAAAACTTAATAAAGAAAGTAAAGTAGTGTCAATTTAATATGAAACGTATACAAGCCTTTAAATTTGAACTGATGCCGACTGGCGAACAAGAGCGGAAAATGCGCCAGTTCGCTGGCGCGTGCCGGTTCGTATATAACAAGGCTCTTGCGATGCAAAAAGAGAATTACGAGAATGGAGGTGAATTTATCAGCTATTTCACAATGGCAAAACATTTGACTGAATGGCGCAATAGTGCTGAAATTCCGTGGCTGAAGAATGCGCCATGCCATCCATTGCAACAGAAATTAAAAGACTTGGAAAAGGCATATAAGAATTTTTTCTCCAAACGTGCTGAATTCCCAAAATTCAAGCTAAAAAGCAGTGGTGATAGCTTTCGCTATCCTGATAAAAAAAAGATTAAACTCGATCAAGTTAATGAACGAATTTTTTTGCTAAAGCTTGGATGGCTTCGTTATCGAAAAAGCCGCGATATTATTGGGGAGATTCGCAACGCCACTATAAGTAAATCTGCCGGTAAATGGTTTGTTTTGGTTTTGACGCAACAAGAAATAGAGCAACCTATTCCATCTTCGGCAACAGCAATCGGTATCGATCTTGGTATTTCTCGGTTCGCTACTATGAGCGATGGGAGTTTTATAGAACCACTCAACAGCTTTAAGAAGTATCAAAAACGTCTTGCGCGTTACCAGCGCCGCATGAGCCGCAAAGTAAAATTCAGTAACAATTGGAAGAAAGCAAAGAAACGAGTAACAAAGCTTCATACTCATATTGCCAATGCTAGAAAAGACTTTCTGCACAAAGCCACATCAGCGATCAGTAAAAACCACGCGCTCGTCTGCGTTGAAGATTTGCAGATAATGAATATGTCGAAATCGGCTAAAGGCAATAAGGAAAAGCATGGTAAAAATGTGCGCCAGAAATCCGGCCTCAATCGTGCTATATTGGATCAAGGATGGGGCGAGTTTTATAGACAACTAGAATACAAGCTAGCATGGAACGGAGGAATGCTTTTAAAGGTTCCTGCGCAATATACTAGCCAAACTTGCCCATGCTGTGACCATGTATCAAAAGACAATCGAAAAACACAAGCTAAATTTTTGTGTATAAATTGCGGTTACGAAAATAACGCCGACGTAGTTGGTTCGATCAATATTTTAGCGCGAGGACATCGCGTGTTAGCCTGTGGAGAGATGGTGCAGCAAGGCCACTCCGTGAAACAGGAACCCGCCGAAGCGATCAGCGAATTTTCGCATGACGCTGTAGGATGCCTGCGCTAACTAGTAGGCAGGATGTCAAAAGTACCATCAATTGCGAAAGCAAAAAAACATAAATTTAATAAAAATCAGCAAAATTAAATATCACAAAGGATATGTAAATGAGTAACCTAGTACCATTTAGCGAAATGGAAAGTATGGCAAGCTATATCGTTCGCTCTAAGTTATTCGGGGCGAAAGACGAATCTCAGGCCATGAGCCTTATGCTTCTTGCTCAAGCTGAGGGGTGTCATCCTATGACCGCTATTCAGGACTTTGATATTGTTCAAGGTCGTCCTGCGCGTAAGACGCATTCCATTTTGGCTCGATTCCAAGCGGCGGGCGGCACTGTAGCGTGGGAAGAGGTAACGCAAACTCGTGCGGCTGGTGTGTTCTCCCATAAGCAAGGCGGTTCCCTGCGCGTCGAATGGACGGTGCAGCAAGCGCAAAAGGCTGGCATTGCAGACAAAGATGTATGGAAGAAGTATCCGCAAGCAATGCTTCGCGCTCGTTGCATTGCAGAAGGTGTGCGGGCAGTATTCCCCGGCGCTATTGGTGGAATGCTGTCGGTAGAAGAGGCTCAGGACTTGCCGCCTGTCGTAATGTCTCCGCGTGAAATCGACATCACGCCAAAAGAACCGCAAAAGCACGAAATCAGCCGCGAGGAATTTGCACTTGCACTTGATTCGATTCGCTCCGGCGACTATGATGCAGTTTCAATGCGTGGATTCTATGCGCTTACAGTAGATCAAGAGATTGCGCTTGCTGATCTTGAAAAGGAGTTAGCGAAATAAGTATGATTCAGCATCCATTAGGAACATATATCAATGTTGCTCATATTTGTTCCGTTGCCATGGTTAATTATTTTGGAGTTCGCGTGACAATGGTTAATAGTCATGAGTTTTATTGGAGCTTCAATGATGACATTGAAGCTCAATCATTCCATGATGGGCTTATTAAATTAATTGAGGGCAGTTAAATGAGAAAACGTTTCGGGCCATTCACTTTTTTCTTTAAATTCAACGACGGAAAATCTATTCAAACTGGTATATTTTTTGGAAATGGGAAACGTGCCATTTCACTGATTTACGTAAGACTAATTTAAATGCCGATTAAATTTCACCCATCTAGCATTGGCTCACTAATGGGCGATGCGCAATCAATTGATTTGGAGATTCTGCCAAAAGAATTGCACGGACTCGTAAAAAAGACTAAAAAGACTGACGATGAAAAATTGATATTGCAGCCGTATAAGGATATGAGCTTGTCGGCTGGAGCAAAAACTTATATCAAGAATATCGCCAAGGAAATAATTTTCGGATATCGAAAAGAGATTGACAATCGATATCTAGAAAAGGGAATTAGGCTTGAGGCAGAAGCAATCCAGTTCATTAATCACCGTCGATTTAAGCGGTACGAAAAGAACACAGAACGGCGCACAAACGATTATTTGACGGGGGAGTGTGATATATGGCACAAAGGCGTAAAAACGATTGATACGAAGGTTTCTTGGTCGCTAGACACGTTTCCGGCGCTTAGCGAGGATTGTCACGATACGACGTACGAATGGCAAGGGCGCGGATACCTCTCATTATGGGATGAGCAAGAGCACGAGGTAGTCCATGTCATGCTCGATACACCAGACGATCTAATCAAATGGGAACCAATCGAGATTCACAAAGTTTCACATATCGACCCATCGCTTAGAATTACAAGCATCACATATAAGCGAGATATGGTACTTGAAAAGAAGATGTATTTGAAACTGGATATTGCGCAGAAGTATCTATATAAGGTGATGGATAAAATTTGCGAAGAGCATCATATTGAGAGCGAGAGGTTTAAAAATGACAAATAAATTCACTCCCGGACCTTGGAAGTTTTCGGATTGGGAGCAATTCGGAGATACGCGATTCTACATTTCTCAACAGGAAGGCGCTCCTTATACCGAGCATTACTCCGATGTTGCGTCGTTGATTGCGGAAACTGTATCTAGTGAATTGGTCGATATTCAACGTGCAAATGCTACTCTGATTGCTGCTGCACCTGACTTATTGGATGCATTGCAGGAAATTACACAATGTGGCGCTGAAGCATGGGGAGAAGATCGGCCATGCGTTAAATGGGCTCGCTCTGTAATTTTAAAAGCACTCGGACAGCAATAAATACAATGGCACTAATTAAACGCTTTATCCTCGCGCATGAGCAAGCTAGGCGCAATGCCGCCGCATTTTGCAGCGAGGCGAAAGATGGTGTTGTTGTTAAGTTTGAGGAACCAGTTAGAACTCTCAGCATGAATGCTTGTTTCCATGCGATATGCGGTGACCTTGAAAAATCTGGTTTAAAATGGGGAGGAGTTGAAAGGAAGTTAGAAGAATGGAAACTTTTGATAATCAGCGCTCATTGCATTGCAACAAATACTCAAACAGAGATTGTGCGAGGATTAGAGGGTGAATTGGTAAATCTTCGTGAATCGTCAGCAACTATGTCGAAGGCAAGGGGATCAAGTTTGATTGAATACGCAAAAAGCTTCTGCGCACAAAACAACGTTAGGCTAACATATGGATAATAAAAACGAAGTCTGCGAGTTTGAGTTTAGCGGCCATTTCTTTAGTTGCTGGAGTAACGATAATGGTCAATATACGATGATCGTGACGAATAATGATAGTGCTGATATGTTGTGCTACGTGGATCAAGATTTGATTATTGACCTATTTGATTCAATGCACGGAGATAGGATTTGCAGGACATTTACAACTGATGCAATGCCTTTGATGGAGATTGAATAAATGGAGCCATATTTCAGATTCGTTGAGTTTAATAATCGTCGCGCAATACGCGATGTGGCAGCCGCAAGAGTTGAGATTGACCCAGATGGCGAGTGGCTATGGATGACTAAAAGCGATATCAAGGCAAATATTAAAACGTTTGGCTGTCACGATGAATTGGTTAAAGCGCTTAATGCTTATGGAAGCTGGTGATGAAGGCAAATGAACACAGATACGGCTGCAATGGTCGTGAGCGCCCTACGTCAGAGTCTTGGTATTTTGCGCAAGATGGATACCATGAATTCAAAGATGGAAGCGGCAATATGGTTCGCGGCTCTGCTAAATGGGTTAAGGTCTATCATGTTTTGAGTATTGATTGTCAATATATCGAAGTAAGTGACGATAAGGCTTGTTATGGTTGCGCGCATAGGAGAGTTTAAATATGAGTTGTGCTACTAGCCGCCTTCATTCATTGGGATGCAAGTGCAAATTTACTTACGCAGAATTTATCAATGCTGATAATAGGACATATCACTATATCCCTATATCTGTTATTCATGACCCTATATGCAAGGCTTACATGAATCAAGGCTTCAGCAGCATCACATCTAATGGGCCAGCAACGACAAAGCGCGATCCAGTAACGATTAGCGCTAGCGGATATTCGCAATGGGCAGAATCTGATGCACTATGGGAGCTTGGTCAAAGCGGTTACACAGATGTTGTTGACGGGGATTATGTAACTCTATATGACCTATCTCAGACAGAGACTAGGGTTTATTCTGGTGGCGTATGGATTCAAACATTCTCGGCTAATTTTGCAAGTGGACTTGGGACTATTAATTGTCGTTCGTCAGCAGCGCCAATTATTGAGTCAACGGAAAAGCAAGACACGCGCCCCGGCATTGCCGAAGAAATTAAAGAGGAACTTAAGTCAAAACGTTTGCGAGATTGGTAAATGAATGCTATTGAAACAGATGTAGAAAAGATGCTGAAAAGCCCGACATATACGCCTAATCGGCTGTTGAATTACGTTAGGGAGAAAGCAGGCATTATGCGAAGCAATAGGCTTGCTGCGCTATTTGGTTTATCGCCCTCTACGCTTTATGACATCGAGGCAAAGAGGATTGTATTGCCAGCAGGGATTATGATTCTTATCATGGATTATTTCCCTGATATTTCACTGCAAGAAATTCGTAAGCTTTCAGGGCTTCCTATGGATTTTCGACCGGGCAAAAAGCGAGCAAAGAAAAGCAATGAAAAAGCTATCAACGACTGAAGAGGCTATTTTACATAGCCCACAATACACGCCGAATCGGTTATTGAATTTCCTTCATGAGAAATACAGCACGAAAAGCGCGCACGGGCTGGCATTAAAGTTAAATGTATCTCCTTCCACTATTTGGAAGATTGAGCATAAGATTTTAGTAATTGGTTCTGGATTAATGGTACATATTCTCGATAATCATCCAGAGCTATCAATTCAAGAATTAAGAAGGTTGGCGGGCATACCTAAGGATAAATGGCCTGTGTATCTAAAAGTTAAGAAAGAGGTTTGATATGGCTTCGGTAAATCGCGTAATTCTCGTGGGAAATTTGGGTCGTGATCCAGAAGTTCGATATATGCCAAGCGGCGATGCAATTGCGAATATTGCAGTAGCTACTAGTTACAAGCCAAAAGACAAGGAGCCGATTACAGAATGGCATCGCGTCTCATTCTTTGGACGACTTGCGGAGATTGCCGGTCAATTCCTGACTAAGGGTAGCAGCGTGTATATCGAAGGTCGTCTCCAGACGCGCAAGTACCAAGATAAAGACGGAATTGAAAAATACTCTACTGAAATCATCGCAGAGAGTATGCAAATGCTCGATAAGCGCGGCGATGCAGATTCTCAACAACAGCAACAACCTGCGCCACGACAGCAAGCAAGTCAAGCTGCGCCAGCGCCGCGACCTGCCCCTAAGCCAGCGCCAAAATTTGATGATTTGGACACAGATATCCCTTTCGTTTATAGCAACACTTGCGAAAATCCTGTGGCAAAATCATCGCAACTTATGCGCTCAAAGCTAAATCGCGGCAACGAACTTGAATATTAAACTTGCGCAATGCGTTTTCTGTGCTATAGTTAAGCCATAGAGGTTGCACATCTAAACAAAGGTGAATAAAATGGAAATCAAGCTTGCAGAACAGATTACGCACAAAGGCATTACCGCTGGTTTTGCATTGGTAAATGGCTGGCAGATTGATACTACTGATATCATTTGCGACATGCCTGGCGCAAGCGCTACCAGAAGCTTCAACAATAAACGCAACTATACGGTAGTTTTAAATGGTGTATTCATTGGCAATATCGTTAGCATGTCTGGTGGAAGATTCGCATCAATTTCGGAAAGCCGTGAAAATATTTACAGTGCAACCGGCTATGACGCTGAATTGAAATGTTTTATCGAGCTTATCGCAGCATATTATAAAGGTTGATCTTCACTAAAATATGGATGGAGGCAATCATGAATCTCGATACAGACATCATTGAATTTATGATTGGCTTCCTTTCAGGATTCGGTGGTATTGAGTTGCTTTTCTATTCTCTTACTACTGCTTTTACGATTGCTGCAACTTTGGGGATGAACGCATGACTGAGCCACATCATTACTTTAGTACTAAAGCAGCAAGGCTTTCGACTAAGCTAGAAGAAGCAGAAAAGACGATTGAGGAATTGCTTATTGCCCTTGATCGTGTTGTTAAATACGGGCCGCAAGATACAGAGTCGCACTACAATGCAGTTTCATTGCTTAAAAAGCACGGGAAAATCTAGGAGAAGAAAATGGACAAAATTGACGAAGTTCACAAAATGCTGGAGGCTCAATTTCAACGTGTTTTTAAAGATGGTCTTGATAAATCTGTGCGCATTGCTGAACTCGAAAAGCAACTGCAAGATCATTCCGCGCAAGCGTTTTCGATTGGCGAGACTTATGCAAATGCGCTGACTCGCATCGCCGAACTGGAAGCGCAAGTTGCGGAGCTGCGCCTCGCATTAAAAACTGTCTCCGACATCGCGGCAGAAAAGCATCTTTCGATTCCTGCCGCTCCATCTGTGGTGGAGGGCGAGTGATGGCTGACCTGCTCGACATGGCCTACATCAACAGCCTATCGCAGCCATTCCTTGCACAGAGGTGGGGATCAGCAGGAGATAACTGGTGGTGGCCGGTGCACGATATCGAAGTTCAAACGGGCCTTGTCCGAATTGATGTAATGGGAATGCTTGATGTTACTCACATCGGCGATATTGCGCGCTTCAAGGACATGAACGGCGTTGTCCACAACTCCGATGATTTCTACTCGGATGCTGAGCGCGCCATCCCCCAACACAGTAAGGAGTAAGACCGTGACTATTGATCTAAAAGATGGTGGGCCAGCATTCCCAACGGATATCTCGCTGAACCGTGAAGCTGGAGAAGTTCGCCCATATCAGTTCGGGAATGACGATTTCAAGATGCCTGGCATGAGCCTCCGTGACTACATTGCAGTCAAGGCACTTCCTGTTGCTTGGACGGCTTTCGAGAATGGTTATTTCACAGAAGATCGCTGGGAAAACATCAACCGTACAGTAGCTGAGTGCGCCTACCAGATGGCCGATGCAATGCTCGCTGCACGCGACGCCTAACCACTACCTGGAACCGACATGACTATTGACCTGAACAAACTGAAAGAGTCGCTGGAGCGCGTACAGTCTTACTTGAGGGCCGGCGAACCGATGGTGCAAAGTGATGACCTGCGGACGCTGATGAATGCCCTAGCCGAGCGCGCATCTCCAGCACCTGCTGTAGTGGCGGAAGGGTGGCAGGAAAAGATCTACGATGCAATGAACAAAGCCTTTGACATTACTGAACGGAGAGGTAATCTCGCGGAGGGTGCGCTTACGATTAGCGACACTCAGCTTGGCGTTGAATTCGCAGTAGAGAAGATCGAAGCTATGCTCGCTGCTGCCCCACTAGCGGCACAAGCGCCAGTAAAACTTGAGGACTTCGAGCAGTATCGCATGCAGATGGCTGGCATCAGCACTGCGGCTCTCGGCTACTGGAAAGAAGGGGAGAGCATTCATCCAGATTACGACACTACGGCTTTGCGAGATGTGGCGAAGCTTTACGCAAAATATGCGGCTCTTGTCACCCCATCCCCCGATCTGCAAGCGGGGCAGGATGCAAGGGATGCGGCACTTCGACAGGCAAAAGAAGCACTTGAGAATGTCGAGGCAAACAAGTTCGGCGCGATAGACAGCGATGAAGTAGCTATGGCGATTGCTGCTATTGATGCAGCCATGAATAAAGCATGAAGAATAACCGCTCAGACGATCCAGTCTATAAAACATGGCAAGGGATGAAGCAACGGTGCTTGAATACGAAGCATGCGCAATTCAAAAACTACGGTGCCAGAGGGATCAAGATTTGCGAACGATGGCTAAATAGCTTCGATAACTTCTATGCCGATATGGGGCCTCGGCCAACAGGGCTGACTATAGAGCGCATCGACAACAACGGAAACTATGAGCCTGGTAACTGCAAGTGGGCAGATAGGAGGGAGCAGCGGCTAAATCAACGCACTTGTCATTATCTTGAAAAAGATGGGTTGCGAATGACAGTTCGTGATTGGGCAAAGCATTTAGATCTTCACGAATCTGTTCTTCACTACAGACTTCGCATTGGTCTGCCGACTGAAAAAGTTTTGATGCCAAAGAGAGAAACACAGAAAACATGGTCTAGCCGCCCTACCGCATTGCAATTACGAGAGGTTTTCGACTATGACCCGGAGACTGGAATTATCACTCGTAAGAATAGTGACTTGTGCCGCCTGAATAAGGAGGGCGATGCTGGGCATGTTGATGTGAAGGGTTATTTGGCAATAACTACTGGCCCGTATCGTTTTGCTGGACACCGCGTTGCATGGGCTTTGTTCTATGGTGAATGGCCTAAAAAAGCACTTAAGCATATCAACCGCGACAAACTAGATAACCGCATTGCCAATTTGCGCGAAGCAACGTGACACATGACTGAATTGTAATTTTGAACCTCATAGGATTTTGACAACCATGACCACCAACCAAGACCAATCCCGCGCCGAGTTCGAGGCATGGGCAAGCCAAAACACGCTTAACCTGGACCGCGATAAGTTTGGTAAGTATGATAATCCATATATGCAAGCTGCGTATGAGTCATGGCAAGCCGCCCGCCGCGCGCCATCTGTAGCAACAGCCGTGCCAGAAGGCTGGGTGCTCGCCTTGCAAACCGTCGTGGAAATGCCAGACGGTGGAAAGGAACTCGGCTATACGCTGCTGAGCGACGTCGGCATCTTCACCAGCGCACAAGAGGTGATGGGCGGCATCGCCGAGCTGAAATTGCCTCTCGGTTGGGTGGCTATGAGCGCCAGCCAACTACTACCGGGCTGGATGTTGCCAGTCGCCCCATCTACGCCAGTAGTAGCGGAGGTGCCAGATGTAAAAGAAATGGTCAATCGCTTTCTAGGCTGGAAACTGCCACAAGATTTCTACCCCGATGCCGGTATTTCGTTCGACCGGGCATATGGTGAAAAGTGGGGCATGCCTATTGGGACTAATCTACTGACCGCCGATCAGGCCAAGGCAATGTTTGAATACTGCATTAACTACAAGGAGAAATAAATGAATACACCAAGCGTTTATACCCCAGAGCAAATCCGATCCGAGCCTTTGACAAATATTGGCTGCCTACTTTCTGATGGTCGCAACGTCGCTGCTCGCCCAATAGGGTTCCCCGGCATAAGTCTCCGGAAACGTCTGCATATGGCCTGGATGGTCTTCACTGGTCGCTGGGACGCACTGCGCTGGGAGGGCCAAGAATGACAGCCGGAAATACATTAATGGCTTGTCTGGGCTATCTGACCGAGGGATTCGATAAGCGTAATATTGTACGGGCCAAGAGGTACGACGGGGACAGGAATAGTGCGGAAGCATTCGCTATCGAATTATTAAACCACGGATACTATTCGGTGAAAATCACTCCACTATGCGAGATGCTTGAATCGGTCGCATCCAGTCAAACTAGCAGCACACAGGCAAATCCATGCACAGGTAAAGCCGAAATCATCGGTGAAGAGGTAATCAGCATCCCAAGCAAAGCCGCCGCTGATGGCGCGGGAGAGCTGCAAAAGATTGCGGAGGAGTTACGCACGTGTGGGGAAGCAATGAATATGGGGCCATTGAAGGACTGGGCCATGCGTATCGACGCCGCCATTCGTGCCAGTAAGGAGAAGCCATGAGCGACGAAATGGAGAAGCTGGAAGCCGCAGCACTGGCAGCGAAGGCAAAACCAGGCGAATTGGAGTGGTACGATGCGCGTCAATTCGCTTATGCGAATATGCCAGAGTCTGATGTTTCATTTGTGCTTGCTATATCGCCGCCAGTTATCCTCGCCATCATCGACCGCCTAAAGAAAGCGGAAACCCAGCGAGAAGCCCTTTCTTCTGCCTACCGTTCTGCGGCAGAGCGTGCGGAGAAAGCAGAAGCGGAGCGGGATGAAACACGGCAGTTCCTTGACGAATTACAAGGCGAATTCGACAAGCAGAATACGGCATTCTGGGCCACCTCGAAAAAGCTGCGCATCGCAGAAGCAGAGTTGAAGGCTATCAAGGAGTGTAATCCAAATAACGCATTAGCTGTTTCTGCTTCAGAGCTTTTGGAAGCCCTGCAAGCATGTCTTGATTATGGTGTGATGACTGGCGATGAATGGGTTGAAGCCAAGGCCCGCGCCACCATTCATGCTTACGCCAGCCCTATTGCCGCACCAGTACCAGCCACCCAGCCGAAGGCCGAGATGAGCGATGAGCGGATTATGGAAATTGCCACGACAGAAGGCTTATGGAGTGATGCTCGTGGCGTATGGATGGCATTTGGAGGCGAGAATGACTTGCTGCGCACGATTCGCGCCATTCTGGCAGAAGCTAGTAAGTAAATGAAACGCGATCCAAGAAAGATATTATTCACAACGAAAAGGCTTAATCCGGCTATGCTTGACGAGCATGAGGATGCTTGTGAAGGTTGCATTTTCTTGAAGGAGCGCAGTGAAGTATGTCGAATTGCTGGTGAAGAAGCAAAATTGCGAAAACTTAACGATTGCGAGGATGGTTATGTTTACGTCGAAGTCAAAACCGATCCGCGTCAAATTGATATTTTCAAGGAATGATTATGAGTTATTGTCGTTTTAGTAGCGATAATTTTAAGAGCGATGTTTATTGCTATGAATCTTGCTACGGTGGATTTACTATTCACATCGCGGGAAATAAAAAGAAATATAGGCCAATTCCAGATATTCCTTGGTCAAAATTGCCTAGGTTTGGAAGCAAACTAATCGGCAGAGAATTGGTTTATCCGTCAAAAACTAAAGAGGTTATGGCTAAGATCGTGTTTGGGCTTGCCATGCATTGGCATCGCTTACACATTTGGTCTGTTGGCGTTATTCCGAATGTTCCGCTTAATCTGCCGCATGATGGCGAAACAATGCAAGCTGACGACGCTGGAGAGTGCGCAAAAATACTTATTATGCTCCGCGATCTAGGTTATCACGTACCACAATATGCTATTGACACACTTATTGAGGAATCGAAAGAAAATGAATCACGAACAGACGAAGTTTGAGGAATATTGCAAGAAAAATGACATCAGTATCATCAAGCGAACTGATGGCAAGTACCACATGCGCACGACTCGCGCAGTGTATGCATTGTGGCAAGAAGCATACAAAGAAGGCTTTGATCAAGGCAGGCAATCTAAGATTGATGAAGATCAGTGGTGGCAAAAGCACGGTAATCGGTGATCGACTTGCATAAGTCGCCTTACTGAGTTATAAGAAATTTAGGAGGAAATTATGAGCCGCAAAACATGTTTCGGGACGGAAAATGCCCGACAGGAGTACGAATCAGTCAAAGATGGACCTAAGCCTAAAGCTAAAGAACTGGCTAAACGGCATGGCATTCACGAATCAACCATTACGCGCCAAGATTGGTATATTGCGCGCCCTTGGGGTAAGAATCGAGCGAAGGAGAATCAGCAATGAATCAGCGTGAACAGTTTGAAGAATTTGCAAAGAGTCCAGACGGTCTATTTTTGGATTCTCGTGCATTAGACCGTGGCAATATTGAGTTTTACATTAAAGATGTGCAACAGCTTTATTTCACTTGGACATCTGCGCAAGCAGCGCTCATTCCTCATATGGAGGTGCTAATGAAAGATATCCAAACGATTATCGCATTTGGTCTTTTCACGCCATCGGATAAGCTTAAAGAAGCAATTGCGTTTATCGAAGATGCAACTAAAGATAAATAAAAGTTTTATCACCACCTGAAAGAGTAAGAAAATGTTCGTTACGCTCCTAGTTTTGATTCTGTCCGATGATCCGCTGTCTTTTGGTGTTATTAAGCGTTTTGACAGCCCGCAGGCATGCTACAAATACATGATTGATATGGACGTTCCGCTTGAGAAAAAAAAGAATCTCGGCTGTATCGAAATTCGGAAGCCGGTTGAAGTATGAACGAATACATTGATGGCATCCGATGGCTTATAGCGCTGGCTGTTATTATTGCCATGTTCGTTACATGCGGCGTCGGGTGGATTGTTATATGCGCTATTGATAATCTGAAGGCGATATGAGATCAAAAGACATGCAAGAATTAATTGATGAACTTGCGCAGCCGGTGGTAAAGTCTGTGCGAAACGCAATTAACACAAGGTCACCTGAGAAAATTGAGAATATATTTTCTCAATTGACGAAAGCCGCGCAGGCAGAGATTTATTCGCATCTTGATCGTGCTGATATTGAATATATTATGGAGGTACTGGAAAAATGATTGATGAAATCAAGCATATTCTTCGAGTTATTACTACTCCTTCTTGTTGGGTTAGAAATTACCCAACTTCAGAAAGCTGGGACTATGCTTTAAATAGACTTCTTGATAAATATAGCCCGAGCGTAAGAAGTTATATGACTCATACGATTATGCTTGGAGAAACAGAAATATGGGTTGCTAGTAAGTTTTATTGCTACGGCCATGAATATAACTGGAGGCGATATCCTTGGTATCATCATAAATTGCCTTCTCGCAAAACAGCTTTCCGTTTGCATGATGCGGTTATGAAAATGAATGCAAAATGAATACTTTTCGTGGTCGGATTAAACCCGGCACTTTGTGCGTGTGTGATTTCCATTCTTTTTATTGGCCTAATTTGCCAGCAGATTTAATGCAAAAAAACTTCCATGCAGACATGGTTTTCAATATTGAATTCAGGAAATGCGGAACAGTTTATGCCACTGGAGATAATTTCGGCGGTGGTATTTTGGGCCGATCTGGACGATATGGAAATGGGACAATTTATTTATCTAAAGGCGGGAAATGACCAAAAAAGAAATCCTGCGACAGCTTCAAAGCCGAATTGATCGGCGAAGCAATGTAATCACGCATTTTGAAGCATGCAAAGAGGAATGCGGTGATGAGTTCACTTATGAAGAAATGAAGTATCTCAGAGAACTTCGCGCAGAGCAAACGCTAGATAAGCGGATTATTGGACAGCTTATTCTTGAGAATAAATCTATAGCCTGCATGTGGCGAGAAGCACATAAACTTGTGGTCAGCACTGAATATGAAAACTAAGCAAGACCTAGTTGATGACGCGCTAGCATTGGTTGTTGTTCATGGGCCAGTTTATGCCATGAAATGGCTAGCTAGTCAGTTTGAGGACGATTCAGAGCGCCTACTGTTCGCGTGCGCGGATTATGATGGATTTGATGGAGTTGAAGAGAATAAGTACGACTTCGCCATGCAAGCAGCATGGAAAAATGGCCGTGACGAACCAAACCATCAGGATGAAGTGAATGGACTACGCAGATTGATTGATAGGGTTATGTCAATTCGTGAATTCAATTGACTAACTTCCGGCATGCGTCTAGATTGATATCTCCAACAACAGCAATGCGGGGATATGATGACGCCATGCAAGTATTGTGGAGGTTGTGCTTATTACGCAAGAGCAAAGATGATTTGTATATCTTGCGGAGCGTCAACAAAGAGTTTTAGCGAAATAGATGATATTGATCAGCAACACAAATTAGCTTTTGTTGCTTGGGAGAGTGGGCGTTATGATCCGACAGCAGATCAGATTGCTTATGCTAGGCGGGTTCTACCTCAGATTTGTCAAGAGGCAGACGAGTATTTGAAGATCAAGAGATTGACAGATTTTTGCAGCGTAGACACATTCGTTACGCTACCAGACAATATAAAACGACAATGGTTTTCGTATGCGGTCAAGCTGCGTGCCCGCGTAAGAGAGTTGGAAAATGAAAACGCAGAACTCAGGAGAACGATAAAAGGAGATAGTGAAACTGAAAGAGGCATCGGCGTGTGAGATCGCCATGTGCCTAGTTGTCTTGAATTGTCCAATGCTTTGGATTTTTCTCTTTGTATCGCCCTTCTATTTCCGGGATCAAGTGATTTTGCGTTGAGAATGATTCAACCACTTTATCCCCATTGAATTGACGGTCGTCAATTAATGTGCCGCATACCCATGCGTCAATCAGGATGGCGAGACATGCCAAACCGTTTCCAATATGGTGCGTCCCGTCATCCGGATCATAATCCTGACCCTCCCACCACTTACCCATGTGACGAAGAAGCGCAGCATAATACACAGAAGCGCATACAGGCGTCGAACGCCAGTTTAGGTGTCCGTACTTAGTCCGACCAGCGAAAAGGGCGTAGCAAGCGTGTATCGTGGCGCTAATAGGCCATAGATGCAACGGCGCTTTCGCGGTGCCAGACGAATGTTTAGGATTTGCTGATTTGTCAATGTTATTCATCGCCATACCACGCATTTACCATAGCAATAATTAACGCGCACACAACAACACCCAGCAAGAATATACCCATAGCATTAATCATTCTTAGTAAGCTTGCCGTGGAAATACATTGAGGTCATGCAGCCGAGGCCAGCGCCCAATCCTACGAAAAATGCTAGCCAGCCAAAACCAGATTTTGCAACGGTTGCAATAACATATACTTCGCAAAGAGCCATCAACATAGATGTGGGCATTACCAACAGATATTGCTTATGAACGACATTTAACTGCTGGAAACTTTTCATCCCCACGAAGCAAAATGACGAAATAAAAGCAATAAAAAAAGTCATCATAGGCTCGCAAATTTCTGGCTAGGCTTCGGGCCGATATTTTGGACTGAACGGAACCAACCGCCGCACCCGCAGCATTGGAATCGGTTATATGAGCAAGTAACCGTTTTCTGAATACCGCGCCGTTGATACTTATCATGACCGCATTTAGGGCACACAAGCGAATTATCCGGGTTATAAAGACCATGATTTGGATGAGTGCGAATCCATGGCTTCAAGCGCTCGTAAAGGTCTTCTAGCAGCTTTACGTCTTGCTTGTTGTACTTTTCCATAGTTCGCCACGAATCAGCGCGATTAGCCATGCAGCCGATCCACAATTCGTGGCCTGAGTGCTCAACCTTGGAGCCGATGCCGAGCGCTTCAGAAATAAATGCAAGCTTATTAGAGGGGAAGCGGAAGGAAGATTTGACGACTTGGAATAAATCAATGGATTTACTTGGCGCTGGTGGAGACAGCTTACTCAGGAGGAAGTCTTTATTGAGCGTCGGAAGATCAAACTTCTTACCGTTATAAGTGCAAATGGCATCTGCCTCATTCATCATCTTGTGAATTTGGCGAATCATTTTCGATTTGCCATCGCGGATAGATGCGAAATATACCTCTTTCTCGCCTAGCCACTTCGCCGCCCAGCACAATGTATAGCCCGGTTCAATGAGTTGAGGCAATCCGACATTCTGCTGCCACAAACCCCACACATGAGCGAGATTTGGCGCTGTCTCGATATCTAAAAGCAGTATCTTGATGATAGCCTCCGCTTACGAATCCAGCTTGCGTTTAAACTCCCCGCAAACACGGTCATCATTAAACACAATCGGACGGAACGATTGAATGTCGTCCTCGCTCATAGGAATCAGAAGCGGCGGATTCCGGAAGCATTCGCCTGCATTGTCAGTTCCTTCGAGTGGATCGAAGAATTCGCAATTTTCGCAACGCTTTGGGTCTACTTCTGGCTTTGGTTTTTTAGTTGCCATATTTCCTTACTCGCATCCAGCTAACTGCGTTTCAAGTTCCAGCGCGTATTTATCGAGCGCTAGATAGTCTAGGAGAATTGCTTTTGCCGCTTCTGCGCTACTGACATAATCGCCTTGTCCGAACTTGCGCTGAGGGCGTTCTGGCTTCTTGTCGATACACGCAACATGTACCGGCACTTTTACTTCAACCGTCTTTTGAGTGGCGCAACCAGAAAGCAAAATGACGACGAAAACAGCCAAAAGAACGATAGCCCAACGACTTTCAAGAAACTTCATATTGACGCTGTCAAGGCTATTTTTACTCATTTGAATTTCTCCCAAGCCTCTTTTATCACACTTTCGCAACTTGTGCCTTGTAGTGATGCAATAACAGATTCTAGGCTGTTAATTCGTTTGGTAGATTGCAAGTTGTACTGTTCTGCAATCTTGCGTTTAGCATCAGCGGAATCCTTCTTCTCTTTTAGGATATCTACTGCCGCATTTTGCGTAACGATATGCGCACTCATGTCCGAAATTTGTATATCTTTTTCTGACAAAGCGGATTTATATTCAAGATTCAATCGCCAACCATTCGCAGCCCACCCGGCATAGAAAACTCCAGCAAGCAATACAGCGCCACCTATTAATTTCCATTGGATTGTTGAGACTGTCGGAATCATGATTAACTCTAAGGAAGGTAGGCAATAAGGAAAATACTAGACGCCATGAATCCAACGAATGCGAAAATCAGAGTAATTAAGGCCAGATTGTGATGTGAACTACTTAGCATTTGTCGCGCCCTCTAGACACAATTGTTCTTCTTGCTTCCGACGTTTAGTAAGTCCCGGCAATTCTACCAAAACACCTGCGATCCGACTCTTATTCCAAAATTCCAGTTGCAAGCATGCGTTAATCAAGTCGCCTTTGTAGAGATAACGCGCAGCGGTCGATTTACCTGCATCACATGCAATTGTTGGTCCAATGTTATACACAGCATCAGAGAATGCAGCCAAAACCTTAACTGGCAAATTAGGATGGCATTTATCAACGATAGACACGGCTTTAAGCATGTCGGCATCAAGCATCGCCTTGCATTCTTCTAAGCTGTATTTTTTGCCCTTGATTACACCATCGGTCGCGCCATAACAAACGCTAAGAATGCCAGCCGGGCAGTAATATGCATATTGCCTGATTCCTTCTGCTGGTGCCGCAATTGCTGCCGCTACCGCAGTTGCTACACCTATTTTTTTACCGCGAGAACTAATTTCAGGCATTATTGATCCTTAGGCATGTTCTTTTGAGCAATAAGACGAAACACGAAAGCGCCATTTGCCGCAATGAATGATAGGAGGCCGAATGCGCCGTGGCGCACTGGAATGATATCTTGGAAGTATGGGAGGGAGACCTCTAGGCCGCTAAAGAAACCCGCCACGATGATAAGGCGGATACTCCATGCATGCTTTAGAATTTGCTTCCAATTTGGATGGAGATTTATCACGGCTTGTCCTGCTTATTGTCTAGCTTACTGTCAATCTTATCCAGCATGCCGGACATGCGATCCAAGGATTTAGAAACGTCCTCGACCGCTTTTGCTAATTCGTCTTTAGTACTATATTTCTGCGCGCAATATAGCTTATGGTCTGCTAGCGCATTATTGGCATCTACCGCCTGTTTTTTTACTTCTTGGAAATTAATCCAAAGCAAACGACAAAAGCCAAGCCCTAGAACCTGAAAAACTGACAGCAACCCGCCAACTATCCACATGAGCAACGATGAATCCATGATTCTACCTTCGTCGCTCACGCGACATTTAACTATTTACCTGCTGCCTTTTGACAATGATCCTTCTGGAATAAATCAAGAAACTTGCAAAGAATGCAGCCCCATCTACTGCCATTTAATCTTGCTCGATTAGCTCTAGAACTAATCGTTTCATTGTAATCGCCATTTAGGGAGGCATTTGCAGCGCGGTCAATCGCTATTGCAATTCCTAAATATTTCCTTGGCGAGCCAATTATACATAAAAACATAACAAAAAGTGTAACTAGACAACCAAAAATACAAATAAGCCATATCCCAAATCCAAATAAGCGTTTTGTCATTCGCTCATAATGAGATTTGGTCATGGCTTATTTAATATTTAAGTGCAAATAAATATTACTGGATATGAAGTATTTTGGTCTGGCGTATTAGTTGAAACCAAACGGACCGAGCATTGTGTAATACGCGCGTGGTTAATCGCCGAGGACACAACACGAATTGTATTTTGTGTTACGCGAGCCTTCGGATCAGCGTTACTAACGACACGAACAGAATTTTGTGTTACGCGGGCGATTGTCATGATTACACGTTTTCAAAGCCAAATTCAGCGGCATTAAGATTTGTCTGCGTCCAAGCGGCGCTAGTACTAGGGTCTGTTTCGCGGATATCGACTACTCGCGTATAGCTGCCCTGATTAAGAGATACGGCACTGCCGGAGTAGTCGGTGCTTGATCTACGAGTTACCATCTTGAGCGAGCGAGCGCCAGCATCGTCCTTTTGGGCGACCGCAGTCACTAATACAGCGTAGATATTCGGCGGGTTATGGCTAATATCGCCGAAGGTATAAGTATCTTTGTGGCCTGCCGTGGAGTCGTCTACATAGTCTGTGCTGTTCCACGTGGCATCGTCCACACAAGTATAGTTACTACCAGTTGATGCGGTGAATTGAGTAGAATTGCCAGCACCATCAGGCAGCTTAGAATCAACGCGGGTGTCATTAGTCCATGTGTTGCAGATAGAGCCAGTAGAATCCCAAATATGCCAGTCATCAAATAGGTGAACGGAAGACCCCGGACTTTGAAGCTTCACTGCATCACAGTAGCCGGTTCCGCCGTTACGAGTATCTTGGCTTGTTAGATTTAAAAGCACATTTCCAGAGCCGTCGCGCACCTCAACCGAACCAGTGGTATCATGGATTACTGCCTTGACTTGAATCCATCCCCAATTATTGGTTGTGAAATAAGCCGAGCTAGTCCCAAGCAAAGTTCCGTTTCGACGCGCTTCGATAGCTCCGGTCGTTGTCGTGCGGATTTCGACGTGTACAGTAGCTCCCTCAAGAAATTGAATGATATTTCCATTAATAAGCCCCGCAGGATTAACGGCAACAGATGCGAACATTGTAGATTCAGTCCCTCCAATCGTTCTGGTTAGAGTACCGTTGGTGGTTGACATAGCTTGCGTGCCTGTACGCCGCCCTGTCGTGACGTTGATGCCTGTACCGGCGGTTGCTGTGTAGTCTGTTGCGAAGTTGGTAGCTCCAGAGGCGAAGTCCTCAAAGCCATCTGCCCATCTTGTAGCCATTTTTTAAAATCCTTATCGAGTGCCAGTAAAAGTAAATGCCGCATTGGCAAGGGTTGCATCGGCGCTAGCGGGGCCGATTAACGAGAATATGTCTCCAGCAGAGAATGACTGCGATGCGCCGCTAGTCGTGGCAAAAGTAGCGGAAACACCGCCAGCAGCGATAGTTACGCTGCCAATGCTTGAGCCATTCTTTTGTACATCAAAGACTGTTGAAGCCGTGGCATTAGCTGAGCCAGTGAAATAACTGCCAGAGAAATTGCCTGGGAATGTAACGGCTCGCGCCAATTTGCCGCGATAGATAACCTGAGAAGCATCAGTCTGCGTCTTCGGCATCATTAAATGCATGTCGAAAGGCTGAGAAAGAGGAGCATACAGCGTGTCGAAATACGTTTTAAGCGTAGCCTTAAGATTTACCCACGATAATTTTTTCAGGACATTTGAAGCTGCGCTGTCCATCAGACCTAGATAGTCAGCATCAACCGGCGTAGTTTTGCTTGTAGCGCCATTAATCAGAGAGCCGATAGTTGTTGTGGTTTCGTCGCCGGTATTAGTGCCAGAAAGAGTGTTACTTTGCGTTGCAAGCGTTCCGAGTCCTAATGTGGTGCGCTGAGCAGCGGCATCAGCATCATCGAGCAGCGCCTTACCAGCAGCAGTTAAATCAAAAGTAGCGGCAGTTCCAGAGCCAGTAAATTGAATACCCTTATCGGCAGCAGAGGTCAGCCCAGCAATTGCGGCGAGTTCTGGATCATATGCCTGAACATTTGTTCCAATCACCAAGCCAAGAGTAGCTCTTTGCGCAGTAGCATCGGCATCGTCAATCAATGCGCGCCCAGCGGCGGTACAAGTAATTTCCTCAATATCTCCAGCGCCGGAACTTGACCGCCCTAGCAATTTATCTGTTGCTGAAACATTTTGAATTTTGGCGTACGTTACAGCGTCATTGTCAATTGTTGCAACTCCACTAGACACAGTAAAGTCACCATAATCACCATTAGCCAGCGATCCAGCGGGTTCTATACCCCAGCTAGTACCGTTATAGAAATAACGCTTGTCTTCATCCGTTACGAAAATCGAATTACCATGGATAGGCGTATAGTATTTCCATGCGCCGCCCCAATAGTGCGCAATCTTCTTATCTTTACCTGACCAAGTGCCTGTTGCTCCCGTAGCAACAATATAGACATCGCCGGCAGTGGGTGTGGACGGCGCAACCGTCAAATCCTTATCCAGCGCACGTACTAATTTCCCCTCTAATTGGCGAAGCCCATTATTGTGCGTAACGTCAGGACTACCCTGCGAGGGCGCAAGCTCATCAATCCCTAGAATTTCTGTAGTCATATTTATGCAATGAGATTTAGATTATGGATATGGCGAATCAAGAGTCGGATCGAATACCGATCCATCGAAGGTTATAGGCTTTCGATAATAATTAATATAAGCGCCACTCTGAAGCCATTGATATTCTTGAGTAGCCACAATTGATCCGTTATTAGCGCTTAGCTGCAAAGAATACAATTGATTTTCGTTATATGGGGATAATGGATTTTCAGTCCACGTTGAGCCATCCGAGCTTGTCCAATATGCATTCGTTCCTAGCACAACATAGCCGCCAGTAATCTTATGGAAAGAGAATGCTTGGCTTGCCGTGTAGGTCGGCGCAACTACTGGAGTTGGCGTTACGTCGCTCCAAGTTATGCCGTCAGTGCTTCTAATAATCACGCCAGTCGAAACATAATAACTACTTGGCTCAAAGTAATAACGTTTAGACCCTACGGCGTAAAAATATCCGTCATCCGAGCAGAAGGTGACAGAATACAGATATGCCTTATCGATTGGGCCACCGCCATGATCAACAATAGGAGCGCCGTCTCTAGCGGTATATGGGCCGTCATAATTCGAAGACGTCCAAATGCGATCAGATAACGATGGGCCACCGGATGGATCAAGTCCAACTGCAACATATACCCCGGAGCCAAACGCAAGCCCCCATGCCTCCAAGCCATTACCGACCAAATTAGCACTTGTATCCGACGGAATAGTCACGTTGCATTTATGGTCCCACGTTGCAGCGGTTGAACTTCCCATAATCTCGCCATTGCGGCGCAATGCCACAAAACGAGTCCCATCATGAATGATTTTTGAGAATGGAGAGCCGCTATCATATGGATAACCACTAGGATAGGAATTAAAAGCTCCCTCCGTCCATGCCTCTAGATCAGTGCTATACCATGGCTTGCTTGAATTATATTGATTCACATAAGTTCCGCCATGATAAGCGGCAATCTTAAGTGGTATGGTCATATTATTACTTGTCAATTGCGTGTAATTAAGCCCATCTGAGCTAGTCCACAATGCGCCAGTAGAAATTACAGCTTTGCCATACACATTGGACGCAATGAAATTTGTTCCATCCCACAAGGCTGGTGCCCAATAGTCAGGGCCGAACCATTGATTGCCGGGAGGGATAGGGTCGCCATCGCCCGGTGTATCGGGTGGCGCGGTTGTGTCTGGCGGAACATACGGCGTTGAGAACGGATCGGTAAAATCGTAAGTAATCGAACCGTCAGCCGTATGTAAAGTCGCGCCAACACCATCGCCATAATCTGTATTGCGTTGCGCAACACGAATTAACATCGCTGGCGGAATATCGCCGAAATCGTCTTCAATATCAGCAGCAGAATATGGGAATGCCTCGTCAGTCGTTGAGAATTGACGAAGTATTACGCCTTCTACGGAGCTAATAGTTACGCTGAAAGATTCAAACGTTGCATCCAATGGCACGACAAGGCCGGTATCCCAAGAACTGCCCACTAGACTACGATGGAGCCACGACACAGAAAGACCGCCATCATTTAGAGGATCGGCCTTTAAATGGGAAACCGAATATGGACGGCGACGAATCGCCCTGTCGGTATATAGCTCAACTTCCGCATCTGCAAGATTAGCCCTAAAGCTTGGTGCTTTATATTGACGCTGAACGTTCAGGTCGGTAGATGGCGGATTGTAGACACGCCACGTATCGACATCGCCAAAGATAAATCTGTCGCCCACTTGGTGATTGCCGATAGCCCATTCCGTACCTCGGCGACCGCGAAGAAGCCCGGTGAGCGTATAAGTACCTTCAGCAATCAAAGTTGCTGTTTTATAATTGCACACCTCCCAACGGCCATTTTCTCCAAGAAGAAATGCGCCATAGCCAGCTAGTACTTGGTCTTCCGTATAGCTGGTTAGTGTTTTCCCGGTTTCAATGACAACAGTTACCGAATTACCTTCATCAAAAACATCACCGTCAGTAAAATCGCCAAGAATAGTAGTGGCAGCACCGATCACGGAAGCATCTACGGCCGATAGCACGGAGGTATAAGTTGACCCGCCATCATCACTACGGAATAGCTGCCCACCGCGCCATGATGGCGTAGCGCCGCCCATAGCCACATAGAAGCCGTCATTTTGATCCTCATCGCGCATTAGCGGCGAATCCATCAATTCAAGAATCGTATCGGCTGGCTCAAAGATGGTTTGAGGCGTGTATTGGATTGGGACGGCATCAGCGCCGGATTGAGTATATGTATCTAAATCCTCAATCCTAGCTTCCCATTCGATAATTCCACTAGGCTGATCACGACGATTAGTAATCATCGCCGTATAGGTAATGGAGTTATTTGGCAGATAAATTAGGTCAGTCGGTTCGAGATATGCATATTTAATGCTCGTGGAAAACTTGAAACTTTGTTTCTTCCATGCATCGTACAGAACGATTTTTGCAATCTGCTTAGCCTTCTCCGCAGTCATTGAGATAGGCAATTGGAGATTAATTCTCTGACGGGTATCCTTAGTAATTCTCCGGTCGTACTGATTGCCTATTTGATGATCTGCGTCTACGTCAGCATACTCAACGTCGCATTGATATGGGAGTTCGTACTCAAACGAACGCATAATCTCCAAATTCACCGGTACATCTTCACCAAAGATATGCGCAGCGCGGTCTGCTAGTGGGATAGTCGTAATAGTTCCACTACCACGTTTTACGGCCTTAATCTTTCCTTCGGATTCAACTACATCGAATTGATACGCTGTTTGTAACGGCTCAGTTGCAGAGCGTGATGTCATCTGGCGGCCAACGAGGAAGCCATCAACCAAATCAGTCAGGGCAGAAACATTAATTTGCCCTGAGGTTAATCCAGTGCGTTGCCATAGATCGGAAACGATATCCGAAAGCACTACCTGATTAGGATCAAGCGTACCAGTCAATGGTAGCTTCCAAACCTGCCTACTCCCATGGTCTGCATATGCAATAAAATTAGGTCGGTTATCTACCTCAATTAGCGTGCCGTAATTTGTTGGGCCGGAATAAACCCTAACCGTCTCAATGGCAAATGATTCTGGATTTACAGTGATCAGCGTCCAGCCGAAACCGGCATGGTGCGCAGTAATGTAATATCTATCATTCTGAGAATGCCACATAATACGGTGCATGGAAATGCTAGCATTAGATGGCGCATCATCTGGCAGCGTCAGAGTATATGTAACGTAGTCACCAGTTTCTAAATCAAGAGTGATAAGAAGACTATCGTTTTCATTGATAATAACGATTCGATTACGATTCGTATCGGTTGCCATATCAGCAGACGTGCCGATATCAGCGTTGTAGAAAGTATTGACGATAGTAGACGCTGCACCAGCAATATTGCAGATAGAAACGTTGTCTCGATATAGAACAGCCTCATACCCGCTTTGAAGAGTGGCGATTTTGTCGATGCCATAAACACTCCCGGCGAACGTCAGCGAGCCGAGAATAGTTTCAGAAATCGGTTCAACTACCCATAATTTTGTAGAGGCATTGGTGACGCCAAGAATTACTTGCCCATGGCTAGGGCTGTAGTGAATCTTGCCAGTCCATGATTTGCCAAAATCTATCTGACGAACAGCATGGGTTTCTGCATTAATCGCAATAATGTCAGTGCCGTTTTCGTCAGCAATCCAGAATTCACCATGTTGTGGGACGTATGTAATATCATTGCCAAGGCTAGACGCAAGAGTATTAGGGACCACTGTAATATGGTCAACCAAAACTTCATTTACGACATCAGTGATATAGACGTCAATATGTGAGTTAGCAGTACCTTCGACAGACCAAACTAGATCGCTATTAGGATAATATGCAGCCGCGCCGCCGCCATCACCCATACTAGTAGCAGCAAGTTCCTCATTGACGCCATCGGTAATAACTTCAAACTCAAATTGAGGCACACGGCCATTCAATTCTGTAACATCGTAATCTTCAAAGACGACATAAGCATAGCCGCGATAGTTAGGCGTATTGCCTTCGCGGGCTTCAATCAAAGGATCGGCATCTTGATCATTAGTGCCGTTATAAAAACGAATGCTAGAAATTGCAGGGTCTTGCGTTGCTCCTTCGTTTCCGCTGGAAATATCATAAACTAGTTTTTTATTTGCCCAAATACGGCGAACACCAGCGATTGGCCCCTCGCATACCAGAATTGCGAACGATAGGGTATATGTGAAATTGACTTGGGACGGACCACCCTTCGCAGATTCAGAATGCTCATGTTCTTCAGCCTCAATAATACGAGGCCAAATGACAGTACCGGCGAAACGATTTACACCGTAACAAAATGGAATATTATTGCCATAGCTTGATACTTGGCTTCGCAGGTCTTCTAGACGTGGCCCTTGACGGTCTGGTTGATCGACATAACCACCAATACCAGCGCCAATAGTGAAGCCATAGTAAGCACCACTTGGACCGCCAATAAAATAGCCGATAACTGCGCCAACAACACCGCCAATTACTTGTCCAGCAGAAGACATTTAATCAACCCCCGGAAAACGATAGGCGGCAACGACTTTATCGCGCCAATATTGTGTATAAACTTGCATGCTAACCTTTCTAGCTTGTGCGTAGGCATGCACGATTAAATTAGGTCCGACAACCATGGCAACATGATGCGGCTCCATATTGGAATTCCAGCGCATAAGCAAAACATCACCTTCACGTAGATCATTAAGGCTTACGCGAATCATTTGTCTTTCAAGTTCAGGCTGTAATTCGCCGGTTGGACTCATTGAATAGGCGGATTTATCATCATGCGAAATATTATGTACTCTTGCTACGCATGCGATTACGCCGATACAGTCAAGACCCACTCCCGGCGCGCGTCCTTGCGCATGGAATGGTGTTCCGACATAACTTTTAGCGGTTTCAGCCAGTTCTTCGCCAAGCATCAAACACCTTTCAATGTTTGGTCTTGACCCGGCAAGAATGGGAATCCATTGAAATTAGGACCGTTGGAGAATTTTGTGCCGCAATCTTCATCGAATCTTTTTAAACATCCGGCCTCGACGGTGCATTGGTCGGATACTGCAATGTTATATGGCATTGGCTCTTGCAATACAAAATTGCCTGTTGCGGTATGAGTTTTAATTTCCTTGGACAGCCCTGTATTCAATCCAGTAGTCCAAGTTACTTTCCCGGCAGAGAAATAACCAGACGCCTGCGCGAGAGTCGAAATTACAAAAGTCCTGTTATTCGTCACGCCGGTTACTGCTTTGCCGCTAAATTTCCAAGTTCCCTCAGTACGTGGGATTGTGCATTTGGAATCAAATAGATCGTTTTTGCATGATGGCGAAACGACATCGCCAATAGTAGATTGGAGTTTCTGAGTTAAACCGCGAAACTCTGCATTAAACTCAGAGCGCCCAATACTAATTTCACCAAACCAGCCATCTTTTATCTTTTCATGGCCCATTGTTAGGTCTGCCCAATTCACACGAATAAGGGCGAATACAGCGTTATCCCACAAACCAGCATTGATATCAGCCTCATTTACGCCGAGAGCCAACAGAGCGCCTTTAGCATCAAGGCTATCGACGTTCATTTGCGCACTTGTTTCAATAGCAGAAGAAACAAGACCGAAGACGCTTTTATAAGTCACGCCATCATAAGTGATGTCTTGATCGTGATCCAAAGCAACTGCCAACACCACGCCGTCAGTACGAGTAAGCTTTACGAGCAGTGCAACTGTGGTTGTCCCCGAAGCATAATGCGCCTTGAGTGCGGTACTTATACTTTTCATTCCCTAATTTCCATTAGTGTAATTGTTGGCATTTCTGTAAAACGTGATTCATAAGCGCCGGGAGCAATCAAGTCCCACCCCATAACGTCAGCGGCAAAATGAACTGGCACATAGAATTCACCAGACCAGCCAATAAGGGAAGCATTCCCAACAGGGCCGCCTGTAAATGTGATAACGCCCGTGTCATAATTAATCGTATATGCTGGAGCAGCGCCGCCATTATAAGTAACAGCAATTGATCCATTCCGTGGCCTAGTTATATCACGATCTTTATATCTTGACGAAGAAATAGTTGAATAACGTTTCTTCATTTGATAAGTTGCGCCGGTAATAAGTGAAGCCTTACCTTCGGTCGAACTAACTTTAAAATCCTTTGGATCGTGCATTAGAAAGCCATAAGCGCCGCCCTCTGTAATTTCAAATAGACCTTCAATTAACTTCCAATTATCAATAGAAAGCGGCACAGTAGAAATTTCATATTCACGCAGTGATTCCTGCCAAAGAATATTTACCGTAGTGTCACCACCCTCTGTAACAATGCGAACGTTTTTACGGTTAATTTTACCGTTAATACTTGACGAGATAACATTATTTTTTAGAATAACGTCGTTATAAACAGTCACAGACATTTAGTTATACCTCTTGTTTGCCCTAGCCGTTTCACGGAATGCCACCGCACCAACTTGCTGCGCGCTACGACGGTCAACAGGAGCGCCGCCAGTATTAAAGTGAAACTCTTGATTAATAGTCTGGTTGCGATTGGTAATGTTGTTGTTTGTGCTTGAGCCAGAATGCTGACCCGCCATATATGGACGATTTTGCGGATTGAGCAAATTGTCACGATGGCGCGGGTCTTTAGCAGTGAGAATTTCCTCGCGCCTACCCTTCGGTCCACCCATTAGAATTGCAGGAACTTCATCAGGAGCCAATCCAGCAATACCGCCTTTGTGATATTTCAGTGCCCCAGCAAAGATATTGGACGATGTGGTCCTGCGCATCCCGCTACCAGCACCAACAATCCCGCCGCTATGGAATAGCTCATTTGATATTGCGCCAGAGCCAGCAGAAGACGACGAGCCGCCGAATAGCGATCCAAATAAGCCGCCAATCCCGCTAGCTGCACTGCCGGAACTGCTAGAAGTAATCAGACTGATAATAGATGGAAGAATGGAAAGCGCGCTGGTCGCATCAGAAGTAGCCCCGGTCAATTTCGACAATACATTGGTTACAGTTGGGATCGTTTTGGCAAGTTCCTTGTTGCCGCTTTCAGCATCTTGTACGGATTGCCCGAAGTCGCCGAAAATTTCAGAATCAGGCAACGCGGAAGTATTTGAATCACCTTCAGCCGAAGCACCGTTAGCATTTGGATTGCCGGGACTAGGTAGTGCTCCAGCGGCGGCTCTTGCGGCAGCTTCGAGCGCTTGCAATGCGGTCGTAGTCGAATTGATTGCAATTATTTGCTGATCCTGCGCAATCTGTTTCGGATCGGATTGAACGCCGAAAAGATCTTTGAAGAACTTGCCAATACCGCTATCGCCAGTTGTAATATTATTAAGCGAAGACTCAATGCTCTTTTGCAGATTGTCAGTCAGCGGCTTGCTAAACGAAGCAATAGCCTGTTGCCCAATAGGGGCGAGGATAGTTTCACCGATAGTCTTAAGGAATGACGAGGCGCGAGATTCTTTCTTGACGCCCGCCTTCTCGGCTTGCAAGGCTTTAATGCGCTCGCGCAGGCGTGCTTTATCCTGCTTATCAGTGGATTCTGCGAGGTATTCCTCAAGCTGATCTATGCGGCGGTCATACTCTGACTTTTCGTTCTTGATATCGTCATTCGCTTGTTGGCGACGACGCGAGAATGCATCGGAGAACGTTTTAGGCAGATTCGTGAGAGTATTCGCAATAGTCTGCGCAATCTCTTTATTCGCGTCTTTAAGGCGTTGTAATGCTGGGTCAATAGACTTTGCCGCTTTCGCATATTCAAGCGCCAAATCGGCTGCAAATTGCTTTACAGCGGGGTTTGTAGATGCTGCCGCGAGTTCATTCGCTTTCCTGACCAGTTCCGCTAGTTGATCCAATTGCAGCTTGCGAATTTGATAAATTCCAGTATCGGTATCTTTAATGCTCAAGCCACGCTGTTCTGCCGCTTCTGCGAAAGCTTCTTCTGCTGTGCGACCAGCGGCAGTCAGTGCTTGTGAGCGGCGCTGCACCTCGTTGAATTGATTTTGGATTGCAAGCGCTTTCTCATATGCAGCAACATCAATTACGGTGCCGCCCTTTTGAGACGAAAGAACCTTGGCGTTTTGAATGGCGATAGCCGCACGAATGCTAGCCGCTTTTTCTTCGTTGCCGAGAAGCTGCTCAAGCGTAGCGTTATAGTTCGATACAGACTCGTCAAGCTGTTTAAAACTAGCTGTCGCTTCTTGATTCAACAACTCTTGTTCTCGGATACCTTGCGCACGCAATTGCGAGATTTTTGCCGTATTCTCGTCAATCCTAGTGCTAGTCTGAACTTTTTCGGATGGGTCTTTAGTTTCCTTGCGGAATTTCTCTAAGCGCTCATTCTCTTTTTGCAGGACAGCAATTTCTGCATCAATGCCTTGCTGAGCATTCGTCTTGCGCTCGTCGTAATAATCTTTGAGCGACTTTTGACCGGCCTGATATTGCCCATGCAAGAATTTCTCATTGAATGAGAATGCATCGCGCTCTTGCTCAAGGATATCTTGAATAGACTTAATGTCTTTATCGAGTTGAGCTTTTAGAACTTGACCAGCTTCGGAATCAGTGAACTTTTTAGCAATAGCCCTTCTTGCTACAGAAATATCTTCTTTACTGCGAGGCGTGCCAGCATCAGCAGCATTTTTAATTGCTCGATCTAGCTTTTCGTTCTCTTTCTTTAGCTCGCTTGTGGCCTTACCTTCCTTAACAAGAGAGTCAATATACTCATTAGCGGCATCGCCAGCCTTTGCTCTAGTAGCAATTTCTGCTTGGAGCATGGCTTGAATGTCATTCGCATCCTTCCGAGCCTGCGCACGCTTCAGCGCATCCCTAGCCTCTTCCAAATTGCCAGCGGCAATAGATTGAGTTCTAGCGGATTGGCGAGTTGCAATACCGGCATTTGTGTCAACACTGGTCGGATTAAATACCCTTGTTTCCTGTTGTTGATTGCGCCCAGCCGCAATAGCATCAAGTCGCTTTACATTAGCCTCAAGCCTGGATATTTCCGAATCAATAGAGCTACTATCGAATGCGCCTTTAATAGAATTGCCGAGCGCACTCCAGAACTTGGAGTTTTGGTCTAATGCCTTATCAGTTTTTGAAAGAGTCGAATTAAACTCACTCATGCGACCGATAATCGCGGAGATAATTACTTCCTGCGCTTTGGCTGGTTGCTGAGTTTCCTCAAACCCCTTAATAAGCTGAAGCTGCGCCGCAGAGAATAGATTGCTCGTCCTGTTCAATTCCCTAGCGAATTTCGTAGGGGATTGCGCCATTTGGGCGAAATCTTTTGCTACATCTTCGGCAGTTTGGCCGGTTACTTTGGTGATAAGTGCAGATGCTTCGGCAGCTTTAGCTAATACCTCCGGGCCGATTTGGCCGGTAGCGATCAATGTTTGAACAGCATCCTTTGCTTGCCCGATATTTGCGCGAGTGCCGTTAGCAATACCTGCCGCCAAACTATTAAACGAGTCTTTCGTTTGACCAGCGAAATTACCTGATAGGATCAGTGCTTTATTTAGCTCTCGCGCATCTTCGTTTGCTTTAACGAATGCATAACCAAGACCAAGCACAGCGCCAGCAGCGCCGCCAATAGCAACACGTAAAGGCGTGAGAAGACCAAGTACGGCACGGAATGCATTACCTGCACCGCCGAACGTGCCCGAAAGCTGCGAACCTTGTTGAATGAATGCAGTAAGCGGGCTTTGACCAGATGCGACCTGAACAAAGAAGTCGTGCAACTGGAAGCCCAATTGCTGATTCTTAAATGCAGCATTTCCCGCTTCTTTCGCTTGTTGGCGCTGTGCGTCGGCCAATTGTTTAGACGCCTGCGCGGCATCTCGTGCCTGATTCTTTTGCGCCGCTAAATCATTGCGGGCGGAAATACGGGCATCGTTACGAGCAGTTTTAGAAGCCTCTGCGGCCTGACGTTCTGCTGCACGTTGTTCGGCTCTTGCATCTCTTGCTGCTTGGCTTGCCGCTCTTTCCGCTTCACGCGCAGCGCGGGCCGCATCAGAAGATTGATTGCTAGTTGACTGCTGAACAGATTGCTGTGGCTTGACAGAAATAGAATTGACAGCAGCAGCCGTGCGCGATGCTTGAGTTGCAGCGGCGCTTAATTCCTTCGTCAGTTCCTTAACGCCAGCATCGCTAACATTCGACGCAGATAGGGAAAGCTTTTGCATTGCGCCCGCGCTAATCGTTGCAGCAGGAGCAAGTTTCTCAATCTCTTTTACTTCATTGCGCAGTGCAGCGGAAGCCTTTGCGCTAGAGACAGCAGCGGCAGCGGAAGCTTTGGAGCGCTTTTCTACAGCAGAAGCGGCAGTACGTTCAGCACTAGCCAACTTAACCAACTCAGAAACACCAGCGCTAATGCGTTTAAGTTCCGCGACCATTGCGGAATTGGCTTGTTGCAGTCGAGTTGTAGAGGCGGCAGCAGTATTACCCGCTTGCGCCATTTGGCCTAGGGTTTGCGATGCCGTCTTTACATCAGTGGTATCAACCGCTAGTGTAAGAGTCGTTACGTCATTTGCCATCGCTAATCCTGTTGATTGTTAGTCTCTGTCGCTGCGCATTTGCGCTAGTGCCGCATCTTCTAGGACGCGAATATCCGCCTCAAGTTCATCAGCCCTTTCAGGCGATATCTTCATGCGGTCTAACTTCTGGTACAAAATGGAATAATCCAAGGCATAAGCATAGCCTTGGTCTTTACGCCATTGAGAGCCTATGTCTAGAAATAGACGAATAGACTCGTAGTTATCTTCATATAGAAAAATGGTTTCTTCAAAGTCCTCGCGCTTCATGCCGAGGTTATGAAGTTCCAATGCTGTAGGCGGTTTTCTATACAGGTTTTCCGCTGCCTGTTTTAGTTTTCCAGACGGCTTTGGCAGTTAGTTTCGATATATGCTTTAACAATCGCACCGGCTGCTTGATGATAAGCATTGCACAGTTTTGCGATATTCTCAGCATTAAACTCGCCGTCAACTTCTTGCCAGTCAGAAGCAATCTCCATAATCACATCTTCGTTTTTGCGTGATTCGGTCGATTCCTTCTTAATGTATTCTTCGTATTGCTCTGCATTCTTATATTTAAAGACCATTTTAATAGTCTGTTTTCCCCAGGGGGTAGGGATTACTACGGGTGCGGTAAAAGTTGGTTCGGTAGTCAGTTTCAGCAATTTAATCTCCGATAAAATAAGAGAGCGATAAATAATATCGCCCTCTTACTTATATCACATATTAATCAAGAAGCATATCGCGTTACTTCATTGATAACCGAAAGCGTCGAACGCAGTCCCATAACCTCATTCTTGGTCAGGGTTGGAGTTTTTTGCAGAGTTACATATGCCGAGAAGTAAATCAGCGAGCCAGAAGGCAGCGTGATTTTTAGAACGCGTTGCGCGCGGTCAGAATCAGCGGTAGCCAATTGCGTATAATGCGGCAGCGAAGCATCATCGCCAATCGTCAGGTTAAAGACAGTGGGCGACTTCACGGTAGGGATTTGATGCTCTGCGCTAGATTCCAAGAAAGAATAAGTCGCAAAGTTTTGATCGCCGCCCGAAGTAGTCAACTCCAGAACCTGAGTAATCTGAGTCCATGCAGTCACCTCGCGGATCGTGCCGGTGCCAGAGCCGGAAGGGAAGAAAGTAGTAGAAGTCGTATTAAGACCTTCCACCGACACATCATTAGTGGAAACAGCAGATGCGCGATATACATTACCGTTTGCACGATCCCAGCCAGAGGTTACTTCGAATACATCGCCAACAATAATGCCATGCGAAGCTTCCAGCGTCATAACGCCGGGGTTTGCGTTAGAAAACGCGGAGATGGTTTTAGACGCTCCATAGGTAGAACCTATCGAAATCGTCGCACCGTTAGGCAAAGCAACACTCAAGGGAAGTCCTTTCCGGTCGATATCGACCGACGAGATTAAGTCCAAATGGACGAAAAAAAAGTCGCATAAGCGACCGGAAAACAAAAAAGCCAGCAAATGCTGGCTTAATTGATACTACTAAAACAAACTACAAAGTACAGCCCTCATGAAGCTTTCTTTTGTATTCTATATATGCCTCATGCGCTTTTTGAGGATCATCAAAACATCCTATATGAATGTTTTTCTTGTCAACCTGAATCCTAGCGACCCATTTTTTATTTTGTTCATGCCAATGCACCCCTAAGTAACCACTTTTGCTATTAGCCCTAGGTCTGCGGGTATTTTCAGCATTAATCTTATCAGTCACATCGCGCAAATTTGCAATAGCATTGTTTGCCTTATTGCCATCAATGTGATCTATTACGCCCTTAGGCCATTCACCATAAACATATAGCCATGCGACTCTGTGAGCGAGATATCTTTGGGAGTCCCATGATACTCGATGATAACCTGCGGCATTTCCGCCAGTTATGTACATATCCGCCCTATCGCCAACATGATGACGTTGTGCTAGGCGTACCTTACGAGTGAATATGCCCGTTTCAGGGTCATAGTGGATTACTTCGCGTACTCGTTCCGCGATCTCTTTTTCAGTTTTCATGTGGCAATTTTATGCCACATCTCCCGAGCTGTCGCGCCGACTACCAAATCAAACAAACGCATGCGCCTGATATTGGCAAGACACCGGCAACACCCAATGCGTATCACTCCTAAATGCCGCTGGAGCCGCGCTAAATGGCGCTGTAATCCAAATTTTCAGACCTAACTGAGTGATGTAGGCAGTCAGAGGAAAAGCAGCATCAAGCGACGATGCGTAACCGCTAGCAGCGCCCCATCCAGTATCGACCGGAACGCACACATTGACTTGACATACTCCGCGCCATTCCCTATGCGTGCCATCCATGCCGCGACTCAGAGTAGGAGCCGGAAGAATGAATGTTTCCACATAAGCGCCAACAATCGGTCCATCCCCATCATTTTCAGAGACGAATGTCACCGAATTGGAAGCGGCCCATGCCTCTATACGAGCATTGAACGCGGCGCGGATAAGCAAGTCACTCACTTGCTATCCTTGAATCGAATGCGGTTGCCAAGCGAGTAATCGCTATCGCCAGTCGCAGAACCATATTTCGGAGTTTCCGTAATAATTGTCATATCGACTGGATTTTTAGTCTTGTTTTCTGAATTAGCGAAACGCGCATCGCAATTGGCAAGCGGCTTATCCGCAATTAACTTACTGACTTCGATAACTTCTTGCTTGGATTTATCTTCTTTAATAACCTCAGGCAAGCGCTCAATATATACATCACCAAAGATAGTCCGGTCAGTGCATACAACTACACGGCGGAATTCATCGGCGCTAATCCAATTTTCTACAGGCTTTTCAGAAACGAATACTTTTCGCTCTCGCGGATCGTAAGCAACGTCTTTCGGGTCTTTTGAAACTCTCATTTTTTAATTGCCTTTTGTACGAATTCATTAAACCTAACAACGGACACTCTCACAAATCCTGCTGGCGCTTGTCTTGAATAGCCATTAACCGTTTTACCTGTTGGATGCTTTGGCGGATTAGGATAAAGGCCGTACTCCAAAACCTGTGCATATGGCAACGAATTGGAGAGAAAATAAACACCGCCAACTGGCAACTCTAGAACCTTCGCAACTTCGGTGGACGCTCTATTTTTATCCGTGCTTTGCGAGGTTGCAGTATCGACAGAATCAACACTCACATTCCAATTTGCGCGGAACCTGCCAGTATCGACCGGCGACATATAAACAACAGACGAATATAGGTCAAAAGTAACCTTGCGCGCCACCGTCTCAAGATCGGCTTGAGCTTTCTCCGCGAGTTTATCGAGAGGAATGCTCCAATTACTCAACGCTGCACCTGTAGAATCCAAAGCACAGATTGACCGGCAGGAGCGACTGCGCGAGCATTGATTACCTTATAAACCAGCCCATTCACATCGGTGAATTTCTGTAGGGGAGCCGGAGAAACCGTTAAGCCTACAGCAGAGATAATAACTTTCTTATCGCCAACTCGAATAAGATTGCCATCAATCAACTTTTGCGGATAATCGAATACAGCAGCGGTTACAGTATGTGACGTATAAGTTACATCTTTTACGCCGGTCGTCGTATCAAGAACTTGCGCTCCCGGAACGCCTAGCGTAGCAGTCTGACCAAATTCAGCTAGCAGTTCATCGGCAACTTCCGCCATTTCATCGTAGAAGACGCTCATGTAGAAATTACCTCGGAATCAGTGCCGACCGATGGGCAGAATGTGCCAGCCGCGAGAATAGCGTTTTTGACGATTGTTTTAGCTGCGGTAAGCGTTTTAGGTAGCCCGCGCCGAATATGCAAGGCAGTAAATACCGAGCCGATTGCATATTCAGTGCCGGAGCCTACAGAGGCGTATCCGAGCGTAGAGCGAATGACGCTAAAGTCATCCTGCAATTCCCAAAGCTGATTCTTGACGCCGATTAGACAGTTTCCGCCATCTTCATAGCCATTAGCCTTAAGAACGGTGCGAATGTCTGGAATTAGAACGGTAATAAGCCAGCGGTAAATCTCCGCCTCATCTTCCGGCACGACTGGATCAATTAGACCGTGTTCAAGAATCTGACCGAATCTATAACTTGTCGTATAACCAAAAATGACGCCGCTTTTATTAAAAACTTTTGGCTGAGTATGAACTGTTTTACTATTCCAGCCAGTGCCCTGAATATCGCCACCTAACAAAACCTTGCCGTCATACTCAATGCCTACGATGCATGTCATGCGCGCACAATCCCTATATTAGCGCTGCCAACACCGAAGAATCGTTCAAGCATATTATCAATTGCGCGGTAACGAGTATAAGGCGTAGTGCTGTCAGCGTATTCAACTTCTAATACGTCTGTTTTAACACGTTTCTTAACTCGTGTCACATCAGGGGCCAAATCACCGCTATTTGCTTTTAATGCGAGTTCTGCGCAAGCGTTTTGCACCAATAAAGGAACCGAATCGTTTGGATAATACTGCAAAGGCCACGTATCTAGAATTTCTACATTATCACGCGGCCACGAGAGCGCTTGAGTGCCTTTCTTACGAAGACCAGCCCATCGCTGAGCATAGGTTTGCTCAAGATAGTCAGCGGCGCGGCGCAGATTAATTTCCTTCTGATCGGTAGTCAGCCCCGCCCAAACAGTATTTCCGCGAGATACATGATATGCATCAGCAAAAGCAACAGAGCAAAGAGACTCGCTATCCGAGCGTCCCGTCCCATCCTCAACAATCAAAGTCATGATTAGGTCAAATCTTCAATTTCAATTGCTACGGAAACGGTTGCAGCGGAACCATGAGCTACGCCACAGCGTATATACAATGTAGAGCCTGTTTGATAATCAGTCCCAGCGATAGCAGCCAAAGTCAAATCAGCGCACTTTGCAGCCGCCGTAAGACCCGTAATGAGCGCGAGTGCAGCCAATGCCGATCCGGTAGCGCCAGCGCCCGTATAGCAGCCTACAGTAGCTAAACTCGTAGCAAGCGTAGTGGATGCGTCATAAACAGTCAGCTTGCGCAGACGCCATTTAGCAGGAAGACCAGTGAACGAAGTTGCGTCAGCGACAGCATTAATATTTATGCTAGATGCGCTATATCGCAGAATCTTGCCTTGCGGCGATGCGCTAGAAAGTCCGTAAAGTGGCATGGCTTACCACTCCCGAGCAGTAAATGCTTGGCCGGTAGTCGCACCGAAAATGGAAATGGCATATGGGCATGGTTCGCCCTTTTGCGATTCGTAAAGCTGACCCGCTGCAATCTTAATAGCTGGTTGACTAGCGGCAGCGGCGCTACCCAATTCATTTACCCACAAATCACCGGACGAATTGTTTTGAACCCAAAAACCATTGCGATACACGTTCGCTGCCGAAATAGTTTGAGCCGCGCCGCCCGTAGTGATAGTGCCGCTAATGCTAGTCAGTGCCATTTTTTATTCCTCTACAATCCAGCCGCCAATGCGGTAGTTATCGACTTCCAGCGGATGCACATCAGCAGTCATTGCGCCATCACCGTCATAGTCTGCATGTCGCACCATACGCACGGTTTGCACGACTTCTACTTCTTCAATCTGTTCCATTTTTTCTTCTACTTCTTCTACTACTTCCGCAACGGTTTCTGCCGCTTGCTCAACTTCCGATACGGCCATATCCTGATTGGCTTCGCTCGATTCTTCTTGCATCACTTTTGCCGCCTCTTCTGCCGCTTTTTGTTCGTTAGATTTACGTCCCATGAGTCACCTATAAAAGAAATCCCCGACACTCAATTAAGAATGCCGGGGATATACGGGATTAGCCGATCAGGGTTGCGATGTGCTCTTGCTTAATCGCCTTAACGCCCCATGCCAGACGCACGTGGTACACGGTCTGCATGAATTGGCGATAGCGAGCAACCTCGAACGACAGGCCGGTCAGCGGATCGGTAACAACCACAGCGTCATCAGCCATATCGCCACCTTCTGGCATTGCTGGCAGACGAGATGCCAGAACGATAGCGGAGCGAGCGAATGCGACGTTCGGGGTGTAGGTATTGCCCACAGCCAGAGTGTCGTCATCAACCCACAGAACGCGCGAACCCGGCTTACCAATGGAGAAGGAGCCACCAGACAGTGCGGTCGTCACAACATATTTATTGGAGTCACGGCCCGACTGGCTATTGGTGATAATGTCACCAGCCAGAATAGTGCCGGTGCCAGTATCAGCGCCGAAAGTGGTATCGCCAAGAGCCAGAGACGAATCGTTCAATTGATACGATGCGCCGGTGCCTTTGGTATGAGTGCTGATTTGGTGCGAGTGACGCAGCGCGAACGACATAACGCGGTCAGTCATACCATTACGCAGCATATCGCTAGAACCAGCTTCGTTCACTTTGAACAGGCCGGATTGCTTAGCGCGCAGGTTACCGACAGCAGCGTGACCAAGAACCAATTGCAGGTCATTGGCTGGAGCGCCATTTTCTTCCAGAATGCGCAGAACACCAGCGAAGTCAGACATATCAGCAGCAGTACCGAAAGGCGCGGTGCCAGCAGTACCATAAGCGCGGCTGGAGTTCTTGTAAGCTTCGAGCCACAAGTCTTGCTCAATCTCATTCACCAGAGCGCGCATTGCTTGATAGAAGCGGTCGGCTTGGATGGTCGAGAAAGTGCCAGCGTTTTGCAGGCCTTTGGTTTCTTCGCCATTCCAACGCACAGGAACGTGCTTGGATTTGGTGATAGCGATTGCCACGTTATCAATAGTCTGATCGCCAGTGTCAGGTGCGGTTACGCCTGGGGTGCTGGTCGCGGTCGAAGCCGAAGGAGTGATAGGCACTCGCACAGATTCGTTGACAGCAGCACGCTCTACGCCGGTATTGCGCGATACAGCAGGAATGAAGCCGGTCATCTCACGGGAGACAACATCAAGAGCTTCGTACAGGTCTGGAATCAGACTAGTAAGAGTATTAGCCATTTTGGCCCTTTCTGAAAATAAAAAAGCCGCACTAAGCGGCTGGTGTACAAAAGTGAATTAACTAGGGTGTAGCAAGCGAGCTATCCGGCTCAATACGCCCTTCGGAATCCACCGAATAGGGCCAAAAATCCGCGCAGAAGAATCTACACGGAATGGATTCATTAGCCATCTACGAGAGTGACTTTATCTTTCATTGCTTTAGCTTGAGATGTTGGGTCAAGCTTAGCGAATTCAGTGCGAGACATGGTTTTATCGCCGCCGCCACCGCTTTGACGAGCGCCAGAGCCGCCTTGATTCGACGCTTTCATAATCATGTCTTTGTTTTGGTACTGATTTACCATCATGCCGATTGCTTCTTCAAAATCTGCAATCTCGCCATGACGCACAGCGCTATAGATCGGGTTGCCGCTTGCATCCATTGGAACCAATTTGCCATTATCGACCTTGAAGCGATTGGAGAACATAGCTTGTGCTACGTCGTGCGGGATTGCAAGTTTCTCTTGAATGTATTTGGAATTAGCAAACGAGCCGCCGACGATATGGCTATTCAGTTGACCGGTAAGCTTTGCGTTAGCCTCTTCCAGCGCTACACGTTTGGCTTCCGCTTCACGAGTTGCCGCCGCGACTTGCTCTTGCGCAGTACGCGCCGCCGCATCCTTAATTTCTTGAACTTTGCCAGCGGCCACCAATTCGCCGTCTTTAATGTTTTTAGCAAGCTCAAGCGCTTTTTTCGCGTCTTCTGCATTCTCGATGCCTTCAAACATCTTAAGCTTTGCTTCTGCGGCTTCTTTAGCCTCGCGATGATTTTTACTCTCGCCGTTCAACTGAGAGATTTTCGCCACAGTAGCAGCGGCATCATGCTCAACTTCGCGCCCATCATCCAGAACATAAACAGGCTTACCATTACGCAATACGGCGTGTTCGCCATCCATCAAGAGTTTCATTTGCTTCTTTCCGGGCATCCGCCCTAATTACAATGGGCATCCGCCCGTTACGCTGCATTGCATCCGCTAGCAGCAGGAAAATTAAGTGCAATTATTCCCTACGAATAATTAGGGTTTCGTTGTACTTAATCGGTATTACAGACCAGCTTTTTTGAACGCTTGTGCATCACGTTCGCGGAGCTGGTCGAGTGTAAATAAGTTGCCTTTTAGGTTACTAAAGCCTTCCAATTCAAGACCACCGTCCCGATATAACTTGCCGCGAGTCGGGCCTAGAATCTCGTCTTGTCGCGCAGCAGATTGCTTTGCGAACCATTGCGAATAAGTCATTTCGGCGGGAACCTGCCCGTCCATGCTTGCGCGAACGGATGGCAGGAACTCATCAATATTCGCGCCACTAAGTTCTTTCCATGACTTAGTAACAAAAGTAGTCGTACTCCTACAGCCCCAATGACCCGGAGGGCCATTGAAGAATGGGACATTGTGACCAATTGGTTTATGCGGCGCTGCTGCCTCGTATTTCAGGCCATCCCTAATGCGGCAGTAAGCTGTTGTTCTATTGTCAAGAGTTGAAACCCAAACAATAGCCTTAATCAGGTCGCTATTAGCTTTGAGCATTTGCTCTTTGGAGTAGTTAGCCGTATGCGCTATGGCAGTCCTAACAACCGATTCCGCATGCCTACGGTCAATCTCGATTACGCCATCAGTGTAATTGTTAGCCTTAGTGCCACGAATACGCTTAACTATCTGAGAAACAGTCTGATTCTCGATATAACCCATGCGTATTTCGTCACGAATGCGGATCATTCGTGTAGTTTCCAGACTTTTGCCCCATTCCTTGAGCAACCGGCCTTGGAACGGTCGCGCTATCGCTGCTGCATAGACTTGATTCGCTGCAACTCCTACGATTCGCACATCGGCTAAAACTTGCGCCGGGATCACCGATTCAAACAATTGCTTTTGAAAGCCTAGCTCGTAATCGGTGAAGTCTTTCAACTCATCGGTTAATTCCATCCCGATTTGCTGATACGCCTGAGCATTCAATTCTTTTATGCTGTCTAGAAGTTTCTCTAGACGTTGCACTGTGAATTGATCGGGATCAAGTTTTTCTAATGCGCGAGCTAATTGCGCAAAAAGGTCATCATCCGTGCGGTTAAGCAAGGCTACGATTTTTGCTACGACATGATTCTTGTAATTCTCCAAATCATGCGAGTGATTAATAGATGAATCTAGCAGCAATTCATTTACGCTGTCAGTCATCAAAAACCCATTCGTCTGTTACCGGATCAATATGCATTCCCGGTATTTGGATATTTACTCTATTGCCGCGTTCGTCTAAATCAAATGCGATAATGACGAATTCACTATTCGTTAGAGTTTCCGCTATTGTTATTTGGGGAGTCGGAACCGAGGGAGCCGAGCGCCGGGCCTTGCGCTTCAATTCTTTCTTTCTCTTCCTCATAGCTCACCGTTTCAGCGAGTTGCCCGCGACGTTTCATTTCAGTAATATAAGTTTCGTCGCTAATCTTGCCAGCAACACAAGCTTTCAGTAGCATGTCGGCACTCTGGTCTTGCAATGCTTGTGCGGCGAAGTCATTAAAGATTTTGACGGTGCCGCCATTGCCTTGACCTAGCCCACCCCAAATTGCCATGTAGTCAATGACCTGATTCCATGCGTCATTGGAATCCATGACGATTCGGTTAAGCGCGCACATGCCGACAGCGTTTTCCGTGCTGGTTTGCGTTGCAGTGATTTGACCAGGCTTAATAACGAGCAATTCCGCGCCAGCTTGACGCATTTGTTCTTCTAAATCCGCGAGCGATTCTTTGCCAGCCTCGATAGCCGCGCCGGAATGCTCTACGAATTCCATCTTGCCTTCTACGGGCAGTTTTACAGCAGCGGATGCGCCAACAGTCAGCTTAAAGCCGGAATCGTCTGTAATGCCCGATACGGTCAGAATTGGGACGCGAGCAACGTGCAAAATGTTTTGCTGATCGCTAGACGATTGCCAATGCTGGACATTCATGTACGCCATCTCGATCATTGGCGGGCGCGAATACATGAATCCCTTGCGATTGCCATAGAAAGGCACGAATGGAACGAAATCGAGCGTCGTTACGCCCTCTTCGTACTTAAACCAAATGCCCTTGTCGGTCTGACGCCAAATCTCCCAGCGGAATGGCTCCAGCACGCGGATTTGTTCAACGCTTTTAACGCCGAAATCGCCGTCGTCTTCTTCCACTACCTCACAGAAGCGGAATTGCGTAAGAACGGTCTTGCCATTCTCTTGCTTAGTGCGCCAGCCGATGAATTGTTCTGCGCGAATCTCTACGATGTACGGGCGGGAGCCGGTTTGCTTTTCTTCTGCGACGGTGCGGACATTGGCAACGCGGGGGTAATCGACCAAAACGCCTACAATACCCTTGCCAATCGTCTTTTCCATGACATCGGCAGCGCATGCGTGCAGATTACGGCCCTGCAAATCAGCATCATTCAGCCATTCTTGCATCTGTTCCGGCATATCGTCGGAATAGGTCAATGGCTTACTGAACGGCTTACCTGTCAGCGTATCAACCGTCCTGCTGTATGCAGGAAACAACACAGACGCCTTAACTCGCGCCTCATATGCGTCTTCCGCCTCATTCGGCCACTTCGGAAGATACTTTGTGCTAAGCTTACGCATAGACGCAGTTCCACCTAGCAATGCTTCGACAATAGCCCAATCTTCGGCCATTTTGTCTACTGTGCTATTTTTAGTGGAAACGTCGGCCATGTTTAACTTATTGTCAGGATAATAATATGAAGACCAAAACTAAGGAGCGCCTTATTCTTGAGCGTAAATACAAGAAAGGCGATTACATTCTGTCGCAGGAATTTACTCAGCGCTCAATGAAACACATTCCAGAGCAATTTACTATTCAGCGAATTGACATGCTCGCTGATGGCCTTGTGGAACTTGATGGCGTCGAGTATGTATTTCACACGTTGCGCGTAATCATGAAGTAACACTGTTTATTTATACGGTGTCGCAAATTAGCTGCATAGCTAAGATAGGTCAAACAAAACTTGCACAACGCCGATTGTGTGCTATTATGAACTCATAGCAGCGCAACTTAATCAACGGAGGCGGAAATGTTCTCAGTTAATCAAATCGTCAAAGGCAAACAAGCTGGCACTTTTGTGATTCTGGCCTTCCGCACTGTAGGCGGTGAACATGGCGCACAAGTCAAACCAGTCAACCCGGCCAATTACTCGCAACATGGCGCTGGCGAATTCTTCCTGCCGCTTGATGCACTAATGACAATCAAATAACAATCCAACCCGCGCCCTTCAATGGGCGCATTCAACAACTACCAATAACTAGGAGAGAGCCGTGACCTTCAAATACAAACACATGGATTTAGTCAATGTAAATCTTGGCCCGAATTCAATCTCTGGCATCGGGCGAATCAAAGGCGTAGCAACGACTGAAATGCCTGTTGTGGGGCATATTTACATCGTTGATATGATTGCGTTTGATAACGAAAACGTTATCCCAAACGAAACATATCCGTTCGACACAATCTCGGTTCCTGAAAACCATCTTTCGATTTTCTTAAACCCGTAGCTGCTCGACAGTTGCGATGCGCTTGATTGCGAGGATTCGATATCGCGTTTCATCGGCGATGTGATCCTCTGCGTCAGTGTCGATATCGTCAGGGTCTTTATCGTCACGTGGCAGTACGGGAATTGTCCGAATGAATTGTCGGCAATTATCAAACACGAATAATCCGGGTTCTTCCATGCGCTCTGCAAGTGAGGCGAGCAATCTACCCCTTAGTAGTTGCCATCCTCGCTTGCGGGAGCCGGGGGATTTATCCGCTTTTTCCCATCTTACTTTGTGACGCTCTTGAATCTTCGCCGGGCTGTCGCCGTTTGTTTCGTCAAAGATGCTACTATCCGCTGGCCCTGCTTTTACGCGGTCAGCAAAGCCGTAATCAATCTGGTGTTTTACGATACCGTCTGCGATACCGGCATCGGACATTTTTAAGCCTTCGTTTGGCTTGCCGTTCCACCCGTACCACTCGGCAATGCGAAACAGTGTGCCGCGAGGGAAAGTGCGCTTAGAGCCATCAGCCATAATGGCTTCAGTTCCGTCAGATTCAGCCCACCAACCTACAGAAAACGGTTTGCTGCTACCCCAGTCAAACGAACGGTCAATGCGCCAGCTAGCGGGGATTGTGAACGGTTTAATGACGTGTATGTCTTGCTTCCACAAGTCGTCAAACATGCCACCGGCAACGATATTCCAGTCGCCGTCGCGCATCGCCTTAATCAAAGCTGGATTACCAAGACCCTCCAAGCGGTCAACGTAGTCCGGGTCAGTTTCTTTTAGTGTTGGATTATCGTCAAGCTTTGCAGGAATATACTGCCTACGCATGCCGCCCTCAGCCTTTTCTTGCTGAGTAATAACCATTGGTGCAGCTTCATCAATGAATGTTGCTTTGACCCAGTTGTGCCCGATACCGCCCGGATTTGATCCGTTGATAATTCGCGGGAATAATCCGATATATTGCTCAGGAACTTTCAGCCCGCCCAAACGACAGCGACCACGCAAATAACGATAAATGACGTCCGTAAAGTGCGTTAATTCGTCAATCATCAGAACGTGAATCTCTGCGCCCTGATATTTGAATCGGTCTTTTTCGTACTGGCAGTGGCAAAGGTGAATCTTTGCGCCGTTCCAAAACTCAATGAAGTTCTTAGACCAATTGATCTTTACGAACTTATCTTCAATCCATTCCGACAGCAAGGAGGGGAACCCGGTCGGGCCTTCCATGTGGTTTTTAGCCAAGTCATCCGATACGCGGCGGAAGATATAAACCTGCAATCCCGGTATAGCGGTACACCAAGAGATTGCGGCAGAGCGCATCAGGTGAGATTTACTCTATTCGCCCCTCCAGATTTAGACTAGAGGGGCTAAGCACCTCCCCCAGCCGCACCACCGTAAAGAATCTCGGTAGCTTGGCTGAGGAACGCCTCAGTCTGTCTTGGGTGAAGGATTAATTCCATTTAGCACAAGTTTAAGTTCAGGCTGACGAATTTCGCCGCTATGTTCCAGCTTTGTTTTGTTGGTAAATGCGCCGCCTGATTCTTTCGCTGCCTGCTCTAGAATCTGAGACACCATTGCAGTATTGCCTTGGCCCTCAACTTTATCTAGGGTGCGTTGCAACACCCGCAGTCGATATGCTTGTTGCGCGATAGGGATTCGACCTACGTCCTCAAGGAATTCTTTTCTCGTAGCTTCAAAGATTGCCCTGTTTTTCTTTGAGCAATCCTCACCTAAAACTTTAGTTGGGTCGTATCGCTGGACTTGCTGGCGTGTAATCTCTACGCCGAATTCCTCTTTTACAGCCTTTGCTACCTGTGTGGGCGTATCGAAACAAGCCAGCGCCTGAACGATAAACAATTTCATTGGTTCTGTAAGTTTAGCCATTTTGTTTTATTCTAGGCAACTTTTAATAAGCATGTACCGCATGCGTGTGCGATACTAGTTTCCGATACCTCGGGTGCGTTTTTAGCTGCTTGGATTAACTTCTCAACGTCTTTGCTTGCGCCATACCGACGCACAACACCTACAAATTCCTCTACATCGTGACCGCGCAGGAATAGCTTTGGGAGTCCGTTACTATTAAACAGCGGCTCGCCAAAGATTCCATGTTGATGACCGACATGATATAACTCATGCTCAACCAAAGCGCAGAATTCGTTATCAGAACATTTAAGTGCGTATTGCGCGTCTAGCGTGATTAGGTATTCGGGAACGTGTCCGAACCAATCCCGCATTTGTTCTTCTTGACGCCATTTTTGCCACTTGCCAGCGCGGAATGTAATTTCCTCACATTGACCTAAGACCACTCGACCAGCCTTTACGAATCCGCCCGGCGCCCATAAGAAGCAAACGTCAGCATCGACCAAGTGCTTATGGTCTGAATTGTAAAGCTTGGAATCTTCGTTAAAGAGAAATTCCTTAACCCATCCTAGAACATCGTGCGCCGGGGCGAACTTGATATTTAAGTTGTCGGTAAATTGCTCTGGCGGATATGGTCTTTTGCTAGACGGACTACCCTTGCGACTGTTCGTCATTATCCGCTGGCCCGACTTCTTCAATCACAATCTTAGCACCCTTAACCATGATAGCGGCAGCCTTATCGTAATCTGGTTCACGGCCCATCAGGTTGCAAAAGAATTCCAAAATATCAAGATATATGTGTACCCACCATGCGAACTCTACGCGGCATCGCAGTTCTAGTTGTTCGTGGTCGAGTGACATTCGTTCATTGCCTTTTCTAACTCTTGGCTTGCTTCTAGGTATTCCGACCACTTACTACGAATCTCGTATCGATTATGCAATTCAGGATGCGGCGTAGCTTCTACCGTCAACCCTTCCAATCGGCAGCTTGCTTTGTAATTCTCAACTTTATTCTTGTTGAATGCCTGAATCTTTTTTTCTGACTCTCTAATCTGATTGATTCTCTTTTCAAAAATCTCAGCCAGGGCATCGCTCGATAAACCATTGTTCGTCTTATTTTCGTGCGATACTTTTTCAAGAAAAGCGTCAAACTTTTCCTTATTCATTTGTTCCATGTTTCTTTTTAGGTTTCTCGCCAATCGTTATATTGCCAGCGATAAAACCTTTTTCCTTGTCAATTCTTTGTAATTGCAATATTCCGAAGAACTCTGTTTTACCTTCCCATGCGTCACACCATTGTTTTAGTGTCAATGTGAAGGGAATTTGTTTCTTAGCGCAGTTCTTGCGCAGATTTTCGTAGCGCTTGATTGCCTGTTCTGGCGTCATTCAGGAATGCTTTAGTGATGCTGGCGGAATCTTTTTGACCTGTTCCGCAATGTCTGAACCTTCGTAACCTTTAGCAATGAGGATTTGCTTTGCCTCCTCGGCTTCTGCGAGGCGCATTGCCAATTGCTTGAGACTACCCTGATTATCCGCTAGCTTGAGCGTCCTAATCAGTTTTAGATAATACATCCACTTCATGCCATTAACTGCACAATAAGACAGCCCGAGCCAAGCAAAATTGCTGTCGCAATTGCTATCAGGCTCCATAGATCGTCTTTGCTTAAACTAGAATAGAAATTAATAATTGTGCTAACCATGTCAAACTCGATAATGTAAATATCGCCAGAAGAATAAGCCCTAGGTACATTCTATCAGCTTTTCTTCGGAGCGGCGGAAACTTCACATTATCCTAAATAAAAAAGCCGGAAATACACACGGCTAAGCCTCTAGTGAGGCGGGGTGGAGAACTTATTTAACAACCATGACTTGCAATAGTTTTTCCAGATTCGCTCATCACGTATGCATTCCCCCAAAGAGGAATAACGCGATTAAATTCAGGATCGAACCCCATGATTCGCGCCTCATATCGCGTCTCAGCATCAACGGGAGATGGAGTGAATGATACGCTTGAACCCTCTGGAATAATATGCAATTCATAGCTAGCCCATGCGTCAGAATCAGGCTTGCCAGTGCTATCGCACATGATTTTAAGATATGTAGTCATTTCTAGTAGTCCTAGTAGTAAATGGCATCTCTGCCGATGGCAAAACTCTTATAAAGCTGTGGTGGCCGGTGCCATATTCCGGCTTAGGGTTCTTTCTGCAACACTTATTCAGATTCTATATCTAGCGTATCAAAGCGCCTATCTTCGCTAGAACGTTGCAACGCGATTCTTAATAGTTTTTGCCGTACTCGGCTAACCTGCGCTTACGGGCTTGAACCCTTGTGCTTCCCAATCTTTCGATTGACTTCCATCTAATCCATGTTGGCGCATGGAATCACCACAAGTAATTGCATGGCTTGGAACTCACTGTGTGGGCGAAGTTTGCGAGGCTTTCTCGCGCATGCAATTAATTCTAGTGACTACTTGGTGCCACTGCTCAGATTCGAACTGAGACTTTACGCGTTCTAAGCACGTCGCCTCTACCAATTGGGCTACAGGGGCTTTAAATGGTCTGGGTGGCAGGATTTGAACCTGCGCCCTCCTCGTTCCAAGCGAGGCCGTCTAACCTGACTGACAATACACCCAGTTAAAAACTGAGTCGTCCGGGTCGATATTCGTTATTCTTAGTCATCATGATCGTATGCTTTATTCTGAGGCATCAAATGCCAACCTAATTCTTTTCTAATATCTTCTGGCGTTGGCGGCGGCTCTTTCGATTCATACCGCCTGTATAAATATTCCCTAAGCTCTTGTTTGGTCGGGCGCTTCGTTTCGATCACGACTACCTCTTACAAGATTTTAGGGTGAGCAAAGCCAATCAATGGTTAAATTTGCTTCGCCGGTCTGCGCTATCGTTGTAAAAGTTACATTACGAGTGCGCAGAGATTTTCCAACACTATACTACATTAATTTCAAATGTGCAACTATTTTTCAGTAAATTTCAAATTGTCACGTAAAAACACGCAATCAAACGGATGACCACCATCTTTGCAATCATATACATCTATCGCGTAATCACCAGCATAAAGGCCAACCTCATGATCTAGGCAAAGTTGTTTTAATGCGATCTTAAAATCAAGAAACTTTTGAGATTCTTTCATGGCTTCATTCAATACCGCTAAGCGCTTCGTTTTGCAGATTTGCTTTATCAAAGCCCGTCATGATTGCGCACGAAAACCATGCAAGCATTGTTCCATGGTCAGCGTCAGGAAACTTTTTACAAAATTCGGTAGCCCAAATATTGGCATCCATAGTCTCAAGGAGCCAATTCATATTTTCTTTTTCGGTCATGTTTTCCTCAAGTATTGTGCAGCGCGTCGATTATGCGATTGTAGCAGGTCTTCAAGTTCCGATACCATGTCTAGCGTTTTTTCTTTGGCAAGACCGCCTAAATCATTCGGTAGCGGCGCTTGGCCTGTTCCTTCGCATACCTCGCAAATCCTTCGTTCTGGCGTTTGTTTAGCGCCTTTACAGCCTTCGCAGCGCGAATCTAGCCAATAAGCTAAAGATGCATGGGCGACACGCTTATAGAGCGCCATTGCTGCATTTGCATCCCATTCCGTATTAGCCGATACCCATTTGCGCTCGGTTCCTTTCTTTATAACACGGGATTCCCATTCTCGCAAAAGCGATGCTAGATTCTTCGTGCCGGATTCGTGCAGTTTTGCAACACTATCTGAATATTTCGCTCTTGATAGAAGCGCTCCGATAGATTCACTGCTAGAATCTGCAATAGCAGAAGCCGCAAGCGCATCTGTTGCATGGTGGTGCTCGTCATCGCGCAAATCTGATGCGTTAACAGACCTGATATATTTCTCAATGAATTTTGCCATAGACTATTTATACCACGGAAACAGAAATTAAGGATAAAACATAATGGGGCAATCGACAAATGCAATTATGGCTTTTGGTATTGATCTTGGCGAGGAATTGCCGGATTCGTTTCATGCACATGATGATGAGGACGATGGATTTGAATCTGAGCATTTTTTAGCGTGTGATTTCTGCATCGAAATTCCAGAATGGACACCAGAAACTAACACAGAATACTGGAAAGCGAAATGGACAGCTATTGCAGCAATCCCAATCGAGTTGATCGAGCACTGCTCAAGTGAGTACCCTATGTATTTTCTTGCTGTTCGCGGAACTAAGCAAACTGCCTTGCGAGGACATACTGTAGATGCAGACCAACGGGACATTGAGCCATCTGAAATTGATGCTCTGCGCGCTTTCTGCGAAAGGCATGGCGTCGAATGGAAAGAGCCAAAATGGCAAATTTTTAGCATGTGGTGTTAATATATGAAACCTCGCATCAAAAAAGTAAATGGATATTGGGCTGTAGCCAATATTCTTGACTTTCATTTTTCAATTATATTCATCGAGCGCTCGCTAATCTCTCTAGCGTTGCAATGGTGTAATGACAAGAACAGCGCAAAATACCAACCCCCTACATGCGCTTGATACAACATAGCGCAAATAATTCTTGCATATCGCTCGTTTGTTGCTATGCTAGATACATAGGCGCTGCACTCGCATAGACAACAAGGAGAACAAAATGGTACAAGAACTAATTCGCAGCAGCTACGATATCGACGGCACTCGCGTTGAACTTCTGTTCGATGAAAGCGCTAACCGCTTTACCGTGGCAACTCGTTGGGTGAACTTGACGCACTTCAATGTGCCGTTTAATGGCGACAAATGGACTCGCATTACTCTTGAACGTGCCAGCGCTGCTTTTGAGGCTATCTGCCTTAATGGCGCTACCAAAGAAGTTGCGCGAGTAGCTAAGCAAAAAGCAATCGCTATCGACGCCTCCTTCTGTGTTTCTTCTGCTGGCTATGAGCGCGAAGTGTTGCGCCAAACCGGAAAGGCAATCATCAATATCAAATAAAACTTGCACAATCCGAGTTTAGTGCTATGATACTTACATAGGCGCAGCGATTGGCGCGGAAAAAGGAGAAAGAAATGAATGGCGCAAGAGAATATGCAAATCTGTTTCAAACCGGCCAGATTGGCCGCCTGTACTTGGTATCTGGAAGCCATGCGCGAGGCAGGACATTCCACATCTACGTTCTACCAGAAGGGGTAGAAGCAAAATCCAACGGCCAGAACAACGCGCCCTTGAACTGCGATGCTGTTGAAGTCTATGGCATCGTGTCAGGACAGCCAGGATGGACGGAAAGCTACGGCTGGCTACACTCTGGGAAATGGCAGCAGGACTTCTTGGAAATCGTGGCTAATCGTGTGGCACAAATCAAGGCCGAGGAAACAGAAAAAAACCATGCAAAGGCTATGGAAGAATCTGAGCGGAAAGCAAAGATAGCCGCCCTTCTGGCTACATACTAAGGCACACATATACCGCACGACGGGGCTTTGGCAATGAAATATAATCGGAGGCTATTCAATGAACCGCTCAATCGACCAATGGAAAAACTGCGATCCACATGCGATGGCCGTTCGTCAGGGTGAAGCAGCAATTGTATTTGCTTTCATTGACGCAAAACAAGATATTCTTGCCCTCTATTCGCTAGTTGAGCGCGTATCTCGCTTGAATGCTGATGCTGGCGAAATTGGCGCAGGAATGCTTAAATCGCTAGTTGAGGATGCTAATCGTATTTTGAAAGTTAAATAAGGAGAAGTAAAATGAAAATCGAAATCAAAAACCGCTGGAATGGTGATGTAATTTATTCGCATGAGTGCGAAGATAATTCAATTATTATTACCGTCAATAAGGCTGTATGCGAAGACGTCAACCTGCGCAGTGCCAACCTGTCCGGTGCCAACCTGTCCGGTGCCAACCTGTCCGGTGCCGACCTGTACGGTGCCAACCTGTCCGGTGCCAAC